TACCGCCGTGGGAATTTCAATCTGCAAACCGTGTACCCCATCTTTGAAAAGAAGTTCTAAATTGCTGATTATCAATTCATTCCGAAAAAGCTATTTACCAGATAAAGCCGATTTGTTTTAACCGTTTTCTCTACCATGATTAAATGAAACGATGGTAAATTCCTGTAAATCAACGCTTTGGGTAAATTCTGTATTAGTCCTAATAGGATTGAATACGATTTTTGCAGCCCGAAAATAAAATTTAGGCTTGTCTAAAAATAAAACCAATAATGTATACGACACATTTCGTACTAAAAAAATAACGCACCTCTACCCTGATCTATTCTATCGCGCGCGACTTATACCACGTGCGCAGGATACAATTAGGGGCTGAAAGTATGTTGTAATATTTTACTAAATTATTTGAGAAATATTTGCAGATTAAAATATTATCCCTATATTTGCATCATACCGAAACGAAAACGGGGTTTAACCCTGACAAGTAACGGGAAACGAATAAAAGGGCGGACGCAAGGTTTACCCGTTATATATAGTGAAGCAAACAAAATGTAATATTTTCACAAATTATTTGCAAATATCACAAATATAACTACCTTTGTGACGTCCTCAATAATCGGGGACTAAAACGGTAACGCAAGGTTATCGGGCACGTTTGAAAGTTTGATATAGTAATTACGCAAAAAAGCCAATGGTAGCTTTAGGGGGATAGGTACGCACAATCGGTAAATCCTCGCACTTCGGTGCACCCAATGAAGTAAGAGTAAGTAAAGTATGCGCCAATGAAAGTTAAACCGTAGTGTTTTTGACGTATTGAATAGGGCAAGTCGTATATTAGGACTAACGAAAACAGGATAGCAACTGTTACTGGTATACGAATGCGCTGAGGCGTGGGCATAGGAATATGCATGTGTTAACACACATAGAGCGTCTTTACGGGGGCTGATTAAACCAAGTTAGATAGGTTAAAGGTAAAAGAGGTGGTTAAGCCGTACACCAAAAAAGCGAAATTTGATTAAACAAAAATAGCTTTTCAGATAACCGCACGTTGTATCAATCGGATACAGGTTATGACCGTAGCATTGCGCACATAGTTATGACTCGATAGGTCTGACAAAGCAAGTCAAAGTTGAAAGTCTTTGACAATAGGATTCAACAGGGGAGTATAAGGCGTGACGCTGACTATCGAATAGTCTACTCCCCTCATAGCACATAGTGTGCTTTTTTTATTTCTTAGTATTGTTCACATATTACAAACTTATTTCAAATTAAATGTTCGGTTATGAAAAAGAACTATTTCCCGGTATCAGTTGATAGCATCGACTTCAAAGTATACCAATTGCGTAAATCAAAAGTTGACGGTGAAACAGAGCGTTTCAATATCACCGATAACTTCAAACTAAAAAAGGGGGCATACTATTCTAGCTTTAAGCTGGCTCAAATCATGCTCTATAAGTTAGGGTTACTCTATGCTGAGCGCATTAACCTTGACAGGCTTTTGACTGAGGTTAAAGGTGCGGTTGACAAAGATGGTAATGTCAAGAAAGTTAAGGCTAAATCTGCCCTGTCTTTATCCGCCCCTCTTTACTTCGAGTTGTCATGGAAAGGTGTCAAGATAGACACGTTGCATGTAAACTCTACAATGACTAACAGTATCAAACTGACAGGTGAAAACCCGATAATGAACTGTTTGTTATACCTGACTACAGTTCTGAACGTGGTGTTAAAATCACTTGACGTGAAGGATATGGCCGGGGTGCAACGTACATTAGCAAGCATAGGTGTTGAAACCGACAAGCTCAAGATCAATGAGAACTATGGATTGATGCGCGAATTGCCGGGACTAACTGAGCTTAAAGACGGTAGCCTTGCTATTGCTGAAGCTGACGCGGTTGAAGTAAACGAATAAGAACCGCAGACGCATAGCGTCGATGTTTCAAAGAATCGCAGTTTCCAAATATAACACACGTCTAAGCGAGGCGGCGACACAGATGATGGTGTACGCTGCTATTACAGGGGTCGCAACCCTGCGTGTGTTCATAGAGTGTGCAAGCATCTCTTAATTTATTCTACATCTATCTATTAATTACCTGTGAGAAGCACCTGCTGTGAAGTGGGTGCTTTTTTATCAAACCATAACTAACCCTACACAACCATGAAAAGAACTTTCACACAACCGCCTGTGATCCCACCTGGCTATGATGGACGCAGCTTTAATAAATGGGTTGCTGATATTCAACGGCCATTGGATAAAATCCGAGGGACTAACGTAACGCACAAGTTACGGGCAACTGGTAAATAACAGTTTAATTATTACAAACTTATTTGTTATGGATACAAAGAAGTTCTTTAGCTACGGTACACCGTACGTAAACTACTATGGTTATACCCAAGGCAAGACAGCATATGTAGTTGTGGTTCACACGACAGGTCACTGTTACATGTTCGTCAAAGACAACAAGTGTAATAAGACGCCTATACATGATGAGGTAATCAAGCACTTTAACTTAAACATAAACTAAACCACAATATATAGATGAAAAAGATAACTGGTTATAAAGTTACGGACGCAAATATGAAGTGCCGTGGCTTTCAATTTGAATTAAATAAAGTATACAACCAATCAGGTACTATCACACCGTGTAAAAACGGCTTTCATTATTGCTTGGTGCCTGCGGATTGTTTTGATTATTACACATTCGATCCAAAAAATAGAGTGTTTGAGATAATAGATCATGGCGACACAAAGACAGATGGCAATAAATCCTGCACATCTTCAATAGAGTTGGTGCGGGAATTAACCTGGCTTGAGGTTTTGACTATTGTAAACACCGGTAAGGATAATACTGGCCTTAAAAATAGCGGGTACAGGAATAGCGGGTACAGGAATAGCGGGGACTGGAATAGCGGGGACAGTAATAGCGGGGACAGTAATAGCGGGGACAGTAATAGCGGGTACAGGAATAGCGGGGACAGTAATAGCGGGGACAGTAATAGCGGGTACAGGAATAGCGGGGACTGGAATAGCGGGAACAGGAATAGCGGGGACAGTAATAGCGGGTACAGGAATAGCGGTGCTTTCTGCACAGATAATAATCCTAAGATTAGATTATTTGACATCGAGACGAACATGACTGTTAGAGAGTGGGAGTCGCATATGGCATACCAAATAATGGCTAATTATCTTATACCTAATATATGGATAAGTGAAAGCGAGATGACACCAGAACAAAAAGATCAATACCCTTCATATAAAACAACCGGCGGATTTTTAAAGTCGATACCGATGCATGAAGCTTGGTCTAATATGTGGCATAATCTAACGGATGCCAATAAATCTGTATTCACCTCTCTACCTGGGTTTGATGCTGAAAAATTCAAAACAATCACTGGAATATCTATAAAATAAAAAACATAAACTAATATTACTATGGCAAAGTCACGCAACAACCGCAAGCCAGGTGCAGGCAAGTTATTACGCACACAGGTTATCACGCACCACAGAGATGACCGTGGGAAACTACACCCCAACACAATCTCACATTCAGTAAAGGCGAAACACAATAAAGCCGGTGATGTAATAACCAGGGCATTCACACACCACAAACCAATTTCTAAAACAATCATTCACTCTCGTAGGGTAGCAGTGTAAACCGAAAGGTACTATCACGCGCACACGTACGCGCAAAAACTATTGTTATGGCAATGTCGTTTACATCACCTCTCGGTAAGACCATTGGTACACTCCCGGCAAACAGTGGTAATCAAATTACAAAATCTTATTATGATTTTTTAGTTGGAGAGATTAATAGAGGTACGGTTATCAAGGCTGTTTGTGCAATTGAGCACCGAAGGTTTAACTATACGTCATATCATTTAATATCAATAAGATAATTTCAATCACTATGGTAAACACGGGTGATTAATACACGTCCCGTTCGTCTAATTGGGAGGTTAATTACCTCATTAGGACGCAAGACTTTCATTCTTGAAATAGGTGTTCGAGCCGCCTACGGGATACTCAAAACAATTCAATTGCAACGGCCCGGTCGTCTAGTGGTTAGGACGAAAGATTTTCATTCTTTAAACAGCAGTTCGATTCTGCTTCGGGCTACAATACAGAGGAGCGCAAGCACACTCGTATGATCGATGTCAACTGGTCAACTGACAATAACTTTGACCATGAAGTTCCGATGCATGTACAGGCCTTTGGCAGTATCCCATCTTCTTCATTCTAAAAACCGTCCGTTCGTTTAGCCGGATGGGGGATTACAGTGTGTCATAAGGATGAACAGTGAGTGGAAGCGAGTGCTGAGTATGGATCAAAGTAACCCATAGTCATCTAAGGATAGAGCTATGATTAGGAACGATGAAAGGCGAGTGCTGGCCGGGGGCACCACATGCACAATTGTAAGAACCCATACAAGACTGCACAGGTAGGTGCAACGGGTGTTCGATTCACCCACGGGGGGCTTAACCTTTAAACTAAATCATTATGGGAAAGTTATGTAATATATCTGCAGCAATAATGGTATTATCATTTTTAGTAGGAGTCATATCATTGATTGATGTAATATGGTGGAACGATATATTGTATCTAAAGATATTTGCAACATGTGCTGTTGTGTTTCTGGCATCTATGTCTGTATTTAAAACATCTCACCCATGAAAGAGCAATTAGTATCATTCGAAACAGCAAAGCTTGCCAAAGAGAAGGGGTTTGATTGGGTTTGTGGAACAATCTACAATGACTCTCAGATTGTTTTAGCTTTCTATCCTCATGAATGTTATTATGGGTACAGCCCACTTGATGAAGTGCGTGATCATTACCCACTACCAGATAAGGATATACTCTACGCCCCTACTCAATCACTCCTGCAGAAATGGTTGCGGGATGTTGAAGGAATAGACATAGATATTGTGAAGTATCAGTTCAATACTGATAAGCGATATGAATACTCGGTATTTTTCATGGGTATTTATTACTCATGCAGTGGTTATGACTCATACGAGAAGTGTCTTGAAGCCGCATTGATCGAAGCCTTAAATAAGATCAAGGCATCGGCTCCCACTTCTTAGTTCCTTGATTATATACCTGCACCTGATCGGTAGTATTATCTACCCTGACTAGTTGTGTGCCCACATATGTATACTTCTTTGAGTTGCTATCTGCGTCTGACCATACAATAACAGCGCATGCAATTAATGCCAGGCTAACGGTGCATATAACAATTAATATTCTTTTAATAACTGTCCAGATCATAACGATAAAGATATGAAGAAATATCATTACACAATATATGACCACACAGGTCGTATCGTGGCGTCATCCTTTAATACAGATGGTTACGACAGCCACATAAGCGCATACACTCACGGTGAGTCAGCTTGCACAGATAAGCATTACCGAATTGAAATAGTTTAAACCCAATTATAATTAAGTAGATGTTAGATGAAATCATTTATTCTAATCGTTGCCATCGTGGTTATAATAATAACCTGGGTAATCTTTCAGCGATAGTGTGAGTGCGGTACTATCATCAAAAACGGTAGTCCGTTCTCACGTTATTTTCATCACGTCCATAAACTGTTTAAATATTACAAACTAAACACAAATAAAATGAATTACGAATTTAAAGCTAAATCAGCGTTCGCGGTGCTTATGCTGATCCTTTGCATTGTATCAATGTATGTGGTTTATTCTGGTAAGCTCGGAGCTATACTATTGGCTTTCGTCTGCGCACCGGTATTCTTCGCACTCCTGTGTGATTTGATCACAGAATACATTCAAAACTATTATAAAGTAAAAAAATGGTAAAGGTAAAGTATCAATTGGACGGTCATACCAGGTATGGCGTGTCAGACGGGAAACGTAACCGTCACGGTGAGTTAAAAGTCCTGACGAGGGGTGTGCGTATCATCTATACAAAAGCGGAGGTCGTGTGAGAACTATAGTAGTAAATGGCATCACTATTCATGATGGTGATATGGTTGAGGGGTTTATAGAGGACAAGCCGGTTAAGGGTAAAATAAACCTGACGTCAGCCCAAGCTGCAGCATTTTTCTGTCAGAATATCTATTGCGGTAGCAATCCCCCCGACGGGAAAAAGTTTGGATATAATTACTCTTGGGTATTTAATGTATATAGTGGTAAGGCAAACCACGGTGTTGAAATAACCAAAAACCTATCCCGCCCATTAGCAAAGTCGGACTCCCGCCCATCAATCAACGTTCCAGGAGTCGGTGAGTTATATCACGGAGACTACATCAAGGTGAAGATTGCTGACTATAAACCAACTACACTATTCAAGTGTAAACTGGTTCTGCACGATGGTAAGGCTTACCTTAATAACGACAAGATAGGTAGTCCATCTGTTCCATATGGCGTACCAAAGTTTAAATACCCGCACCTGTGGCCGTTCTCTGTAACCGGAAGTGGATGCACCAACTCGGTCACCATTAAAGAACTGGTTGAGAGAGCGCCTGTACCTGACGAAGCATTAGCTAGTGTATCATGGTCGGTTGTTGATCCAGGTGGTTATAACCCACCAAAGAAATTCCCAGAGCCAGAGCCTAAGCGTTCAACCGATAAAGTGAAATATTCGGATGGCTACAAAACGGGGCATCCCGCAGTCATAACTGAATACCCATCAACAGTAAAGGCTGAAACACCTGGTATCCGTATTCGCCACAAGAAAGTACTACGGTTAAATACCGACCTGTAATCTGCAATCAATAAATCAAATAAATAAATAACAAACAATTTAAAAAATCGGAGGATTCAAACATGTCAGACAAAAAAGACACCGCAACACTTTCAAAATTCCAACAGATCGTAGCTGACGCTGCAGCAGCTAAGAAAACCCTGAACGGTAAGCTGTTAGAGAACAGCATCAAACGTAAATTCGCAGCGGCTTATGACGCAGCAGAAGCAGCAAAAGACAAGGCTGAAATGGACTACAATGATACCATCTCTAACCTGGATTACTTTGATGTTCAGAATTTGGTTGACGCCAAACAAATCATCAATGATGCTGCAGACGCTCAGGATTTAATCCTTGAAGCTTACAAAGACCTGTTCGGTGAGGACATGAAGGTAAACTAATTTGCTGTGCCAAAGTAAATTTTTTCAAACTAAGATAAGGGTGTGGATAAACTGCACCCCTATCTATTTGTGCGGGTAGCTCAGTCTGGTTAGAGCATCGGGAATGGTGAGACGTGGTGCAAATCCACCTGTCGCGAGGTAGTATAGTAGTTATTACGCACCGCTACCGAAGATCGATGGTTCAAATCCATCCCCGTACGCGACATACACTCGTATGTTAATTGTGATAAGGTTTAGGTTGAAGTCCCCAATACGCGATGTAACGGGGACTTTTTTTTCATGGGTTAATGTGCAGGACGCACTTCAAACATCGGATAGTGAAGCATACGATACTCCCCGACAAATGCTAACAGTAATGTAAAGCCCGGAGTAATGCAGGAGAAGCGACATCTCTATAACCCACACACACTAAGTAAGTAATATGTTAAATCACTTCAATACACTAAGGCTATGAACTTATGTATCGTACTGGCGGCAATCCTTACCGCTATCTCAATTGAAGAATTGAAAGCACAAATCAAAAATAGATAGAATAAAATGAAATACGAATTGATCAAGGAATACCCTGGTAGTCCAAAGTTGGGTACCGAGGTTGAAACCACAATGGCGAATAGCGCAATGGTTGAAGGCCGTTGGTTGTACGAAGTTGGTAAGAGTGAGGAGTTTTGGAAAAAGGTGGAGCCTAAAGTATTGTTCACCAGTGAAGATGGGAAAGAAATCTTCGAGGAGCAAGAGGCATTCTATATTACCAATGACGATAAGCACGATGCCTTTGATATTAAAGACAAGAAGTTCGAAAGGTCTTTTGATATGGATAAGCACAAGGGCTATAAGTTTTTCTCAACCAAAGATGCTGCAGCAGAGTATGTCCTGTTCAACAAACCGACATTCTCTATAAATGATCTATGTGGTAACGTACTATCTGAGGACTGTGAATTGAAAAAGAAGCTGTTACGCATTGCTGAGAATAAACTCAATGGCAAAACAGAGCCGGGTACTATCACCACAACGGCGGTAGCGACTGTTTAGTTCATATATTACAAACTTATCATTAATTATTGTTCGGTCTAAAATAAAATAATATGGTACACGCTTATGAATTAGGATATGTTGAACCCCAGTTAAAGATTAAGATAAAAAAACTAGAGGTATCATCCAGCTTCCAAAAAACACTTCATACTGAATGCGGCAACAAACGCGAGCTAAACCCATTCTACAATCTATTCTATGAGTATCAGGTTATGGATAGGATTGTTCGTGCACACGCAACTCCGGTGGATAAGGACGGGAAGTTAATGTATTCCCACATGGACTTTAAGCTGCAAGATAACGGATTGGTTAGTTTCATACCAAATGAAAAGGGTTTCGGTAATGGTGAAAACCTATATAACTCAAGGTTGCGGCAGACAATGAAGCCTGGAAAGTTTATCAGATCATTCTTTCATGAGGTATTGCTTCAAAGGCATCGGATTGGAGACAAGGAAATTGAAATGTTCTCTGCGTTCGTAAAGGGTTTGTTTAATATGGAAGATTTCGAGTTGGTTGTTATATCAGGTAACGATATTAAGTGGGCATACTTGGAATCAAACTATATTAACGTAGCTATGTCTGGTGAAAATGCATCATCTAGTTTAACTGGAAGCTGCATGCGTCACCCTAAATGCCAGGATTGGTTAGGGCTATATACAGATAATGAGAGGGTGAAAATGCTCGTATTAAAACATAAACCAACTGGTAAGTGTGCCGCTCGTGCTATACTATGGCATGATATAAAGTTCGTGCCAAAAGATGGTGTTGATCATGAAACAAGACAGATCAATTTAATTGATCGTGTGTACGCATATCGCGAATGGATGATTCCACTGATGTTGGACTGGGGAAGTAATAACGGTTACTGGAAGAAGCAACTACAGTCCATTAACAGTAAAGAATATTTTTTCACACCAGATGGTCTTTCTCGTATGGGTAACCTGGAATTAAAGATTGAGGCTCCGCTTCGGTTCTATCCATATATGGATACATTTACTTATCTAAAAAGCGATAAAGTAACTTTCTCGAATCGCTCTACTGGACATGCGTTTGAGTTAACTCAGTACCAAACAGGTAACGCACATGTAAACCCAGATACAACAAAGTTATGCTCTTGCTGTGGTAATCGTTTTGAGGCAGCTAATATGACCGCGATTTCTGGATCGCTAGTTTGCAACACATGCCGTGATGAATACTATGTTCGATCCAATTGGTATGGTCGTTACATTTTAAAACGAGATGCTGTATATCTTGACGACTATAATGAATGGTTCCTTTTAGATGACACATACACAGACGAACTAACCGGAAACAAAATACCCGCATCGGATGCAGCTGAATGTTTGAATCATGAAAATAGATTTACCTGGACACGCACTAGGAACGTTGTATGGGCCGATGGCGATTATTATCTCACCGGACACCCGGACATCTTCTTAATTGGCGGGGTATGGATACACAAGAGGAATACATTTGTATGTGCTCACGACGGTGAAAGATATTCGTTTAGTGATGCATTCTTTGTACCACACACAGGAGTAGATGTTAAAACAAGCAACTTAACCGCTTACCTGGCAGCCAATGCCCTTCAGGTAGAAATGTCAACCGGAAATATAGTTCCAATTGAGACGCCTGTACTTGAAGAAGTAGCAACTGAATCCACACCAACAGTAGAGGCGAACCACACTCCTACCCGCAGACGTGACTCTCGCGGTCGCTTCGCAACAGCAGAAATTTAAATTATACCAACTGTTCACATATTACAAATTATTACATCATGTTTGACAAAAGCAGATTAAAGGCTGTCCTATCTATTCAATCGAAATCGAATAATGAAGGACAAATGATTGAGTTTCTAACCAAGGAACTTAATAAACTCGTTAAGACCATGAAACTGGCTATCGGTTTGGATGAGTATAAAAACATTTACATCCAGAAAGGTAAGGCTGATGTCTACCCATGTTTAGTAGCACACACTGACACAGTGCATGATATCCGAAAGGGTTTCAAGGTAATGGATGTGGACGGTGTATTCTTTGCCTGGGATAATGTCAAGCATGAGCAGGCCGGTGTAGGTGGAGACGATAAGGTTGGGATATACATGTGCTTACAAGCATTGGTTGACCTGCCAGCGGTGAAGGTCGTGTTCTTCCGTAATGAAGAAGTTGGTTGCCTCGGTAGCAAGGAAGCGCATATGCCATTCTTTGAGGATGTCGCATTTGTGCTACAGGCTGACCGTAAGGGTAGCTCAGACTTTATTAATTACTCAAACGGGGTTGACCTGTTCGATAAGGAATTTAAAGACGCGGCTACTCCAATACTTGATAAGTATGGTTATAAGATATGTAACGGGATTTCTACAGATGTTGGTCAGCTAAAGAAAAACAAACTTCCAGTTGCATGTGCAAACGTATCATGCGGGTATTATGAAGCCCATACCTCAAGAGAGTATGTGATACAGTCGGAGGTTGAGAACTGCTATAACTTATTCATTGACTTGTTTGCTCAGCTTGGTGACCAAAGATGGTTGCACGAGTTGAGGGTTTCAACACCCACATACCATAACACTGGTCATAGCTACGGTTATAACAGCTACGGTAATAACCAATACCGAGGTAAAAAATGGGGGGAGCACAGTAGCTACAAAAATCTTGAACATCGTGTTATCGGTGGTAAGGATTATTACATAGGTGAAAGTGGGTATTGGGTAGACCACGAGTACCATTCATTCACAACACACGATGATCCTCGTGAACAATCCAGTTCTACCAGGTCGAAAAAGGAAGTGATCGATGGTGAGGTCTATGAATTTAGTCAATTCGGTTACTGGAAGGGTAGTAAATTCTATCTGTTCTCTGAACATCCAGACCCTCGCAAACGAAAAGATTATAACCCAATGAATGAGTCTGACGATTTGGGGTTTAAAAAAAAAGAATCGACTGTCAAAGAAACAACGACGGGAACTATATCAAAGTCAAGCGAAGGGCCAGAAGACTTTGACGAATGGGAAATGCAACAAGCGCAAACATCGGAACTAAGGGCAGATAGATACAGGCTATGTAAAGAGCGCCAGGAATTAGGGTATCGATTACAGGCTGTGTGTCCAAGGTGTGATCACAATTCTGATTTCTGGGATAACATGTACGGAGAGGTAATGTGTGATGTTTGCTACGAAACGGTGAACATAAAGGATATTGATTCTTATGTCGATTATAAAGAAGAAGTTGATCAATACGAGAAGTTGTACGGTGAGCCTGTACCAGAAGAATATAAGTCAAATTACTGGTGCTCATGCCGTAAGACGTGTCTACCAAAAGGCACATTCTATAGAGAGTGCATCACATGTACTGGTGAAGTGAATACATAAGGACTTTCGGGTACTATCATATATTATAAAACAATTAATTAATTCAAAATTCAAACAGGAAAATTATGTCAAAAACACGGTTATTCGACAAAATCGTTAAGGATTCAGATGGAGCAAAAAAAGATTTAAATGTAAAGCTTCAAGAACGTTCTATCAAACGGGAGTTCCAGGCTGCATCAGATGACCTTGACGCCCAAACAGACGCGGCGCAGATCAAGTACAACAATCATCTGTCTAACTTAGACGGCTTTGATGTAAACAGCATCATCAAACAAAAACAGTTCATTAAGGATGCAGATGCTACCAAAGTATTACTGCAGGATGCTTACAAAGACCTTTTCTCAGAAGATCTTGCGTAAGGCATTTTAACCCGAACAGTTAGGGTTGTGGGGTGTAACGTAATGACGGAATGGTAGCGTCATCCACCTAAAAAGGGTTGTTCTCGATGCCGGTTCGATCCCGGCCCCCACAGCAAATCAAATCACATCATGCAAGATTTATTTAAAGCTATCAAAATAGGATGGCATGTGTTCTTATGGACCTTGGCGATTGTTGTATACGGATTCGCTATTGATATATCCCTGGCACTGCTATCCCTTAAAAGTACTTTCGGCAATGTCGTCGGCTTTCTGCTCGGCGTATTTCTGATTGGTGTTCCTATTATTTATTTAATCATTAAACTCAAAAGCAAAAACAAACAATGAAAAAACTGTTTCCCGCAATCTTAGTTATTGCGCTTGCGTTCGCTATTCAAAGCTGTACGCGGGTATCCCCTACCGAAGTGGGTTTTAAAATCAGCAACTCAGGCGACTATCGTGGCATAGATTCACTACCACTGGTTACCGGCTACCAATTATATTTCCCATTCACAACAAGTATTGTTACAATGCCAACCACACAGCAGCACGTTGTTTGGAGTGAGTCAGAAGATGAAGGCTCTAAGCCTAATCAGGAGATCACTATATCATGTAAAGGTGGTGCTGGATTTAAGGTTGATGTCGGTGTAAACTATCGGGTTGACGCTAATAAAGCCTCTAAGATTTACCTTAAATATAAAACAGACGACCTCGAAAACATAACAAATACATACTTAAGAAACGTAGTCCGTGGATCAATGCAGGATGTCAGTGGGTTGCTAACTGTCGATAGTGTACTTAATAACCTACCCGGATATGAACATGCTGTTCGCGATACAATACGCAAACGATTTGCAGTCCAGGGTTTTATACTCGACAATTTCAGTATACTTAAACAACCGGACCCGACAGACCAGAGTCTAAAGAACTCTATAGCAAATAAAATAAAAGCGAAACAGGATGCTGAAACCGCAAAGACACAATTGCAAAGTTCTGTGGCTGAGGCAAACAAGCGCGTTGCAGAAGCGAAGGGTGATAGCGCGGCCAGGATTATCCGAGCGTCCGGTGAAGCCGAGGCTGTCAAGAAACTGCAGCAGGTGTTAACGCCAACCTATGTTGACTATATCAAGTGGTCAAAGGCTGATGGTAATGTAGCCCGTGTTCCTCAAACAGTAACCGGAAGCGGTACACTGTATAGTATAAGTAAGTAATTAAAGAAGGTGTAGTACGTAGCTCAGTTGGTTAGAGTGGAGGCGGCATTACCTCCGGGTCGGACGTTCGAGTCGTCCCGTACTAGCAAAAGATAATAAGATGGCAGATAAACACGATATTCAACACTCAATACTAGAGTTGCAAGCAAAGAGATCTAAGCTTGGTGTAAAGAAGCAGCACATCCAAGGCGAGATTAATAAGATAAGGGAAATGCTAAAGTATATCGAACAAGGACACGATACCTTTAACGACCTTGTAGCGAAAAAGAATACCTTGGTATCCGATGGTCATGAAATAGATACAGAAATAGCAGACCTCAAGTCGCAGATAAAGAAACGCCAGTTGTTAAGGGAGGAAGTATCCGCGATTGAACAGCCAAAGGCTATGATGCTTGAGGCTGAACTAACGGTATTGAGAGACTATTATCTAAGTTTCGCGGGTGACAAAACAAGGGTTGCAAGTATGAGGGCAATGTCCGCAGAGTTTGCAGGCGCACTAACTACTATCATTAAAAAAACAAAAATAGCGGCATGAGGCCATATGGAATAGAAAGTACAGTCTACGGTTGTTGCCCAGGTCACGATCCGTATCCACGAGAAACATATTCAAATAAACCGAGGCTTCGCAAATTAAAACGGCGAACAGATATTCTACTTCATCGGAGAGGTCGTACAATTGGCAAAAAGATAATAAAAGATCAACTAAACGATAATTAAAATAAAAGCGTTGGCGCTCGTTACCGCTCTATACTCTGTCAATTCAGATCAGTACTAATACATCATCGCAGGACGAAACCTGTCTGTGATAAAAAATTCACGCGCCAGAGAATTGCAATCAAAACCAGGCTATAAAAATAAGACACAAACTGGACAAGCCTAAACAAGAATGATGTAAAACTACAGTGGACGACTTCCAAGTCCCGTGATTGAAGATTGATTCATGCACCAGGAAAGTGCGCAGAGTGTCCTAAAACAACATGTGTGTCAGGTAGGTCAGACAAGCCAATCGTGGGCGTAAGTGTCCCTGAAAAACCTGAGTAAATGGTACGCGAAATTCTACCGGTTGTTTTTTAAAAATCATTTGCACAGAGGACGTGAAGTCCGGAGACACACGTAGTGTCCTGTGCTTTTGTAAATGCTACAGTGCCTTTGTAGCTAATTGTGGGGTCGAATGATCTACGGCAGTTCGCGCCTGGGGGGTTCCGGGCGAGGCGGGTGTTCAAATCACCTTCCCACAACAAGGGTTGTAACGTCACTATACAGAAGATATCCCTTTAAAAGTCTGAGGTGTATAGACCGTGTTCATTGGTCTGGGTTTGTAAGATCATGATGGACGTGTAATGTCGCTCATAACAAGTAGTCCTGATAACTAAAATTTATGAGACGGTTGTTTGTAGGACTTCCCGCAATAGCACCTACCTGTATTACAGTAATCAGTTACCTTCTGTATAGTGGAGCAAAACTATAGGTGTATGAAAATCCATCTCCGAAAAAACTGGAAATAATTGCAACCGCTCGATCTACGGACTTGGCTAGTAGACGTTATTGAATCGAAATCAATCAAGTTGTTGGTCTTTAGGTAGAAGAACCATCCGTTTTATGCAACACGTTAATGCATGACCTGTCGGTGGTATATGGTGAACCGACTATCTGGTGGTGAAGTGAAGAACCACACATAGTTTTTCATGATTTTTTTGCGAGGCTGAAAAATTCATTTCTCGGGGTAGCCCGAACTGTCGCATAGCTTAGATGGATAGAGCGGAGTACCAAGGTACTCAGGAGAAGGATCGTAGGCCTTCTGCGGGAGCATGAAAAAACTCATTCTTATTCCATTGCTATTATTATTTAGCTGTGGAAACTGGGATTTACAATCCAACACAATCAAACAAACAACCGGCGTGGTATTGAAAAAGGAACAGACTTGTTATCGTGGTTGCAATTATAGGATTTACCTTTTTGATGGAGAATCAGCTAGCTGGTTAGACTGCGACGAGGAAACATTCCATAATTTATCAGAGAGGGATTCCATTAAAATAATCCTCGTAACGAAAACATACCTCAAAAAGTAATTATGAAAGGCAAAAAGTACATCTTCATCGACCTATTGGTTAGGCATGGTGAATACGAGTTTAACTGCCAGTCTGTGCATGAGGTTGGGTCAAAGGCTGATAAAGATAAGTGGGCTACCAGATACGCAAAGAACTTCTACAATACAAGCGGAGATAACAAACCGGACGTATTTGATAACGATCCAGGTACCTTCTACTTCAACTGTATGGATGTTGCTGTGCAGGTGGATGACTACAAAGAAATAACCAAGGAAGAATATAATATACTAAAAAGATTCTTGTAACCTATGTACGTTCGACTTTACCACGGAAGGGAAAATCCTAATGATCAAATGGATGATTGGGGTTTCAATGGACCTATAATCGGCGAGTGTAATGTGTCATGGACTTACGGTACACTACGGTTACATGCAAGCAATGGTGATGAGGTGTGTTTGCCTATACTTGAGGATATGATATTCTTGGACGGTTGTTACTATGGAGACTTTGAGATTCTAAGCAAGGAGGATTATGAAAAATTGTATATGGGTGCACATCTGGTACCACATAGGTTACTTCGCGTTAGTCAGCTAAGGAGTATGATCGAGAGGGACGCGGAGGAACTAAAGGCTAAAGACATAACCGCAGACCCTCAACCACAAGTACAGGCCGAAGCTGATCTTGACGACATTATTCTGCCATTTTAAATAACCAAATCATTTTATGGAAAAGAAGCTGATACTCGTTCTTATCGTGTGGGGAGGGTCACGGTATCGCACCGGTGTGTTCTCTACAGAGAAGAAAGCCAAGCTGTTTCTATTGAGTGAATTAAAAGATGCAATGGTTTGGGTATCCGCGATAGACGATGGCCTGGATCAACACTACATCAAAGAACCAATCATATCTCACGTCGATTTTTCAGATGCATTAAAGCACGTGTCTGATCGCATCGATAAACTACTACAGAGTAATATCGTGCATGACTACGAGGTAATGATCGCAGATATTACACCAAACGAACCAATTCAAATAAAGTAAGGTACTATCATAAATGAAAACATTCATAATCGGTGACATACATGGCGCTAACAAAGCCCTGGAACAGTGTCTTGAAAGATCGGGCTTTGACCGCGAGCAAGACCTTCTGATCCAATTGGGTGACGTTGCTGACGGATGGTCACAGACACCTGAATGTGTGGAAACACTGCTGTCAATCCCAAACAGGATATGCATACGTGGAAACCATGATGTGTGGTGTTGGAACTGGTTCACATGGGGCCAAAAACCTATAATGTGGACAGAACAGGGTGGAAATGCAACCATCGACTCTTACATCAGTACAGGCAAACTAATAGACAAAGCCCATCGTGACTTTTGGGATAACCAGGTAGATTATTACATCGACGACGATAACAATCTATTCGTACATGCAGGATTTGATTTGACATACGGATTTGAGTGGAGTAAAACTGCAAGCGTTGGTATCCCGCGTGCATCAGAACTTCATTGGAGTAGGGACTGCGCTGAGTTCAATACGAAGTCGTGGGGTAAAAGAGCGATTGGTCACTTAGATCAATTCAAGGAAATATTTATTGGACACACGTCACATAAAACGACAAGGTTTAATTACCCAGGAAAACACAATATCTGGAATATTGATACAGGTGCCGGTTGGAATGGTAAGTTAACTATAATGGATGTGCATACAAAAGAATACTGGCAAAGTGATCCAACAAGCTTGCTTTATCCAGACGAAAGGGGGAGAAAATAGTGCCAGATATATCAATGTGCGAAAATGCTTCTTGTCCAAGCAGGGGTAAATGCTATCGGTATATGGCTATACGATGTACTTGGTGGCAATCATACGCAAAATTTAAGCCAAAAGATGGTGAAGATAAATGCGACCACTTTATACAATTCAGCCCTCCAAAAACATTCGAAAACGAAGAAAAATAAATATGATACAAGAAATTAAAGTAGGCGTAAGCTACAAAGAGATAACGCATAAGATCATAACTGTTGACTTGCCAGAAATTGATAGGTATTATAGGAAGGGAGCCAGCGCGAACGAATATGGCAGCGAGCTATTTGCTATTCTATTGGACGGAAGACCAACATCCGGGCATTACTATCTTGTTCGTATATGCCAAAATAGCCAGGATACAACAGATTTTATTCCTATGAGTGATACTCAATCATCATATTGGGTTGATGGATCTAATGGATTAAGATCTACTGCGTTAAAAATAATGACCAATGAAGCAAGTTGGTTTAGCGAAATAACAGAAGATGAGTTTTATTCTGACAGGGAAATCTTGCTTAATAAATTCAAGACCAGAAGAATATAACAATACGGGCCCGATTGGAATTGACGGGATATTAAGTGTAAGACAACAGATGGTGCAATGGTGGTATAGCATCTCAAAATGTACACCAACAAATAAATGCTAACACTAATAGTGTGAAAGCCGAGGAACTAGGTTCTTTCACTTTCGATGATGCATTAGCCCTTATGGGTGTTGAGACTGCTGAGTTAGTCTAACAGTTTCCAACCGGTTGGGTAGGTTAAATCCCAAAACAAGTTCCTGGACTCAAACCAGGTGGTGGAACCTCAGCTTCGGCTGACCCTTTACTGATCATGGTAACAAGATCTAAATCTGTGATAAATTGTCTTATGTGTTAGTATGTTCGGACGAGGTTTCGATTACCTCCGGGTCCACAAATTATTATCAAATATGAATGAGTTAACCAAACAAGACTTCCTTGATCTTGACTGTAAATTAATAACAGAGTCAGATGACGGTAATGAGTTTACATTCAACACTCCATCTCTTATGGAAAGATGGGTGTATTGTATTGTGTGGAATAAATTAACTGGGTACGTGACTGTAACCGAGCACCCAATTAGCCTTGGAAAGTTCCTTAAAGTGGTATCAAATATAAATGAGCTTTCTGAAATCTTATGGCAAGTGTGCCGTGAAGAAGTGTCATGTAAATCTGAATTAGAGCAAATCTTATCCCACCATGCTATTATATAGCAAATATTAATCTCATAAACAATTAATTAAATAGATAGAAAAATGGTATTCAACAAAAAGCAAGATCATGTCGCCCAGTTAGGTGAATGGTCAGACAACGTACTTGACGTGTTCAATAACACGGTAAATAATTTACATGCAATCAACGATAAGATCGATGATCATCACGCTGACCTGCATAATCAGAAGGCAAAAATCGAACAGGATATGCAAAACCTACAGAACATGAAGGCGAGACACGCCAGGGTGATTGAGAAGGTTCAAGCTATCCTAGACTAAAGATAAAAGGCGCATTTTATTTACACTAAAACCAAATTTTAAATAAATAAAACATCCATTAGAGCAAATCAGGTTGAACGCGCCGCCTGACATTAAAGACAAAGGGGCTTTTATTTAAAACAATAAAATACATCAACTTTTCCGAAGAAAGAAAATGTAGCCGGTTAGTGCCCCGCCGGTATTTAAGATCGTCCTGTATGACCAGGGGAGTTGTGATGCCGTTATTAAGTTAACAGGGCACGAATCAAAGTCGCGAGAGGGGAACTCGTTAACGTCTACCGCGTAAGCCACACGAAATGAAAACGTGGCAATTCACCTGCATCAGCTTACGGAGGAGGTGCAGGTTTTGGTGGGATGGCGGAATTGGTAGACGCTAATCAGTGGAACGAGAGCTTCGGGCTGGTAAAGTCGAGTAGCTTAAACGGCTTACTTGGTGACTGCACCGTAGGAGATACGCAAGTGTCTTGACCTAAAACGAGGCGTAGTATAAAGTAGAATGGAGTAATTAACCGGACGAAATTGACCAACGCCTATCGTCCACATTTGCAGGTTCAAGTCCTGCTCCCACCTCGTTTGGCGCATACGTTCTTTATACACACAGATAATTACATAAACACACATAAAAAACATTCATTAACATTTTAAAAAAATACAAGTGAACAGTGTAGTAAAAATCTTTAGGGTCGGTGAGCGCCGCCGTTATTAAAATCACAACTAAATTAATAGATAGAATATGAAAGGACTAAAAACAGTTAGGGGTTTTATTGGACCCGGAGTAAATGGACATGCAGTTATGTCTCAACAAAATCAAGTTCAATCAACTACTGATTACGACAAGTTTACTAAAATCAACGGCAATCGCGATATCGACTGGAAGCACGTTGCTAAACTGGTCGAAAGTATGAACAAAAACTATATTCCGGTTCCCGGCTTAGTTAATAAACGTGGCGACCTAGTTGATGGACAACACAGAAATGAGGCCTGCAGAATACTTGATTTACCGTTTTATTACACGGTGGTTGATGGTGGCGTATCAGACGTTCAGAGCTTAAACCACAATGTTAAAAAATGGAGTAACGCAGATTTCCTAAAAAGCTTTTGCGACATGGGTATACAGGATTATATTATCTACCGCGACTTCCGAGAGAAGTATAAATTCGATCATCAGGTCACCGTCACACTATTGCTTGGTGGTGGGCGCAGTAGTGAGCATGCGGGTATTTTCAATACCGGCGCGTTTAAAATTAAAAATCTTGCGAATGCTATTAAAATAGCTGATTTTATTTTAAAAGTAAAAGAGTATTATCCTGGTTATAATCGAAGGTCGTTTGTATCTGCTATGGTAAGTGTTATTAACAAGACTGATTTTGACATGGATGTTTTCCTGCATAAGTTAAAAATACAACAGACACGCATGGTTGATTGCGCGAAGATAGATGAGTATGTTACACTCATTAAAAAAATATACAACTACGCCAACAAGAAAAAGATTTAATGCAAAATAGTACATTAGTACTATGAAAACATTATTACTTATTACCCTTATCGTATCAGTCGCGTTACTCAGTTGCGACACACAGAAAAAGTTAATATCATCCATGGTTGGTAAAACCAAAAAGGAGGTTTACGCTGAGTGGGGTCCAGCAGATCAATCCGATACAGATGGTGGCGACGGTGAAATCCTTACTTACAAAAAGAAGGGTTATCTTCCAGGCACTGGTAGTTTTTGGATGTGTAGATTATTGTATCTTAACAAAGATGGTGTGGTGGTTCATTGGAAAACATACAACGAACAGATACCACCAGACAGGGTTGAAGTAAAGCACCTTAATTAATTCAATTATATATAACAACACAAGCCTCGCCATACCGGTGGGGCTTTTTAATTATATAAAAAATGAAAAAATATTTCTTGTACACCAAATGTACTATTTGTGGTGGCATAGACTATAGCTATACCGGTACATGTTACCGATGTTTTTTAGCTCAGAATGGAATTAAATCAAACTAACAACGTATGAGAGCTATAAAAATTGATGTGGTGAACAAAGATGTTTACTACGTCCACATCAACCGTGATAAGCGTGGGTCTCGCCTGCCAGACATTTACAAACATCTTGACTGCAGTACGATTGACTCTGTTAATCTTGCACCTGGTCTTGACATGTACGTTGATGACGAGGGTTTACTTCGAGACGAACCAATAGGTGCGTTTAAGATTTCTGGCTCTGATTATGTATTCTCTGGTCACGGTTTAATGGTTGGTCACATTGACGGAGAAACAGTAGAACCCCCTATCCTACTCCATAACGCAAAAAAAGCAATTATCTTTTGCGACATCTCAGACCTTCCAGAACCATCTATAACAGTTATTTCAGAATAATTATGCCAAAATATTCTAAGGCGCACATTAACATTCTAAAGGAAACATGTAAGATTTTCTTAAAGCACGACAGGTTTATCGAGCTTGCTGATAGGTTCTTTGTTAATAAAGACAATATCTATTTTCAAACCCCTTTCTTTCAAGTTGTATTGAAGTTTCCAGGGGTGTTGGATGGTGATATTATTATCGATCAAAACAAAGTGTTCATGGCTGACGCAAAGAACCTAAATTACGTTGCTCAAAACTCATGTGGAAGTCTTGAAATTGATAGAGATCCACTCACTTTATACATATATGCAGAAGTAGCTGCGTCAAGTCCTAGATACACGAGTCACCACAGACTAGATGTACTTAGAACCAGGTTACACGGGAATCGCCTATACAGTATAATGGAGTGTGACATTCCTCACATTAAAACAGCTATTGATTTTGTTGAAAAGCATGGTTATCACGATTGTGATTTTACTAATAATTACAGTAGGAATATTCTGTTAGATAGGTATGCATACGCAACGGACAACTATTTCGCGTTTAAAAGCAATGCGCTAAGAACTAATACCATTGGTCAGATTCAGATACCAAAGACAATTGCGCAGATCATCAAGCACTCAGACAAGGATATTATAGTTCGCACAACCGATAGTTACGTTGAGCTTGAGAACGAATACTTTGATATATTCTATAATAAGCCAACGCAGGCTATGGATACCAGTGTGTTCGATGTGAATTATGAGGATCACATAACCGTAAATAAAAGAGACTTTCTCATGTCGCTACGTGGAATCAAGAAATACTTCCAAACCGTAACGGCTAAAACACAAACCAATAGGGTGGATCTTAAGATGAGTGTGAATGGCCGCATTGAAATGATACCGGTCAGAGACGAGAATTATACGTCAGCCATAAGTGGTTACACGAGATCATTCAATGGTGATTTACAAATTAAAACATTCGGGAACAGATTAATGAAGATACTATCATCAATAAAAGATGACGAAATAAAAATTAAAATCCCAAGAGGAAGTGGCGGGCTGCTGATTAACAACAACTACCTGCTTATGTCCTGGACGGATTGGATATAACACAGGATATGAATACAGATAAAGATAGTGTAGATTTTGAGTTACTTATAAAGAAGATGTATGGGTCGGTCCGCGCCTTTACTGAGTTAAATAAGTTGGATTACTTTCGTACCATCAGGGCGATTAAGAACCCAGCAAATGTCGGATATAAAGAATACGCAAAAAATATCGGCGCAATTCTACTGCGCGATGCCCAGAAGATTCGCTTCATTGACGATGAGCGAAATGATTTTCGTGTAAAAATACTGATACAATACGGATCAATCAAGGGATTTTCAGAGGCGCTTAATGTGGAATATCACAACTTATGGAGATATATTACAGGAAAGTGTTATGTAATGAACGATGATTTGAGAGCCGCATTTATTAAGGCGGGATTTATAGATGAAAGAGCAGCCGCATAACATAACAATCGGCGCCAGGTTTCATCATATAGATTGCGAATATAACATGGAAGTAGTTGACATTAAAAGGGATAAGAGTGGGAATATGAGTGTTGAAGTAAAGTACCTCGACAGAGACAGACCAAACTTTAACGCTCCATTGCAATACATTCAATCTATGTTCAGCTATAAAAGATTCATTTTAAATGATTAGATACTGATTCAGCAGGGCGTTAACAGGATAAGGTAGAAATTGTGAAGATACGTCACGTTGGGAAACCAACCCTGTTTGAATCCAGAGGTAAGTACGGGGGTTGAAATATACCCCCATATTTACGATTATAATATTTGAGCCAGGTATGATTTCAATACCTTCAACTCCTCCTCCATATTTTTAACAATCATCGTAACCTGATTTACAAGGTCATCGCCGTCCTTAATTTTCTTAGACTTAGCTGTTCTGATTATTGGGAAGTGATCGTTGTATATATAATCACGGTTGGCCCCCTTTTCTTCAAGTAGTGGCACCCATTCTAACTGAACGTAATTTTTACCTGCCAGTGCAAGTGAAAGTGTACTCCTTGGTATGTTTGCAAATTCAGCAAATGCTGCATCGTTTTCAATTATACCCAAGGTCTTTAATCGTTCATACGCCTCCCTAAATCTTTTACTAATACCTTCTTTTTCTGAGTCACTTATACTGGTTACCTCAACAGGTACGCCGCCATCATTTGATGTGCCTTCCAGCCAAGCGGGAGTAACCTGCAGAACCTGGCAAAGCTTCTCAATTGTTTCCGGGGGAGTCCTGTGTCGATTGGACTCTATAAATGATAAATTTGATTGACTGATACCAACTTGGTTAGCGAAGTCAATTTGGTTTAATCCGTGGTATTTCCTAGCGGCTTTAACCCTTTGTCCATTGAGTAAAACGGTATCTTGCATGTAGTTAATTTTATGTTTGTTTTCAGATAGATTTCTGAGTGCAAATATCTGTAATATATTACATAAACTGCAAATTTATTTACAAATAATATTAATAAATTATTTACAAATAATTACAAAACTATTTTGAATTGTATTTTGGGTTAGTTAAATTTGTGAACTTTAATTTAATTTAAATGAAACAAATACTACTTAAACTTGTTCAAGAGGTCGAAAAATTAAACAATAATATAAGACCTCCAATTCTAAGCCAACGTCAACACTACTCTATTGAAACTGTAGCTGAGATGTTTGAGTGCCATGTCAACACGGTTCGTTCGTGGATTAAGGATGGAAATTTACAGACGTTTCAATACAAGGGGACGATTAGGATAAGAGAAAACCAATTAGAACGATTTATCACAAAGCATACAGGCTAATAATTTATAGATATTACTACAATGATGGGAACCATAGATCTTGCGAAGTCAAGATTAGAAGCGCAGGAATTACGGCAAAGACAATACAGAACTGTTATAGATTTTAATATACGGGCTTTAATAAGTTCGTTCTACGATGTATCGTTGGACGATATAGGTCAGCAGGCCGCAATTGAGGTCGCTCAGGAATATGGGCATCACGACCTATCCGATTCTCTCATAGAGAAACTTTCAATTAATAATATATAAATGTTTAAAAAAGCAACGCGAAAACAAGCGAAGCTCAGGTTGGCAATACAGGGTCCTTCGGGCGCTGGTAAAACAACCTGGGCTTTAACTATCGCCAAGGGTCTTGGAGACAAGATAGCAGTTGGCGATACGGAAAGAGGCTCGGCTTCATTGTACTCCGACAAGTTTGACTTCGACACTGTGGATATTAACAATCCATATGAGCCGGAGAAATTCATTCAGTGTATCAGGGCTGCAGAGGATGGCGGGTATGATGTGCTTATTATAGACTCATACACACACGAGTGGCTATGGTGCCTAGAGTATGCCAATAAGCTTTCACAGGGTGGTGGAAATTCGTTTACATCATGGGCAAAGGTTACACCTAGACATGACGCGCTAATCAATGCTATCCTTAACTCAAACATTCACATCATTTGCTGCATGCGTAGTAAACAAGAGTATGTGCTTGAGGAAGGAAAGAATGGCAAGCAAGTGCCTAAAAAGGTTGGTATGGCTGCAGTACAGCGCGAGGGTTTAGACTACGAGTTTACAATCGTGTTTGAACTTAGTATGAACCATCTTGCAGAATGCACTAAGGATCGTACCGGTCTATTCATGGGTAAGGACATTGAGTTAACACCCAATGTTGCAACCCAACTAATTGATTGGTTAAATTCTGGTGAGGCTGCATCAACTACAGTAAAGGCACTGAACCCATTTGAAAACGCAAACTCAATTGAGGAAGTTACGGCAATTTGGAATGCCAATAAGTCGAAGCATTCTGATACCGAGTTTAAGAAACTGGCAAAAGAGGCCAAAGCCAGGTTTACACAAGCGGCCTAATCTACTATTTACTAAGCCACTCCTTCTTGGTTATTAACTTAATAACCCAAATACAGAGTGAGTATTAGTGATTACAAACAAATCATCCTTGACTACATCGAGGATAATGAGGGTATTTCGGATAGGGAGATCGCACGTGATCTTACGGGAAATCCGGTACCTTATTCAGAGCGTCACATCAGACGCTACGTTGCAGAGTTAAGACGCGAAACCGACAAGCCAAATGAGTTTGAGGTAGACATTAAATCCAGGAAGGATAACGCAAGACTTAAAGAGCTTGAGCGAAAATACAATGGGCTACTCACCTCATTCATGGATTTAAGTGACGCCTATGACAATGCACTTTTAATCAAAGAACATCGTGATTACAACTCGTTAATCATCGATGACGAGGAGGTTTCTATGACATCCGGCATACCAATCATACAACTAAGTGACTGGCATGTTGAGGAAAGAGTAGAGCGGTCAACAACACTAGGACTGAATGTTTGTAACCCTGATATTATAAAGAAAAGGGTCGAGAAATTATTCGCCAATACAGTAAAGTTGATTAATACAGAGCGTACGCGACATACAGTTGATACGTTGATCGTAAACCTGGGTGGGGATTTCATTAATAACTACTTACACGAACACGATGTTCAAATGAACTACATGGCACCGATCGAGGCCTTGATGTTCGCAGAGTCATTACTGCTTCAATATCTTTCAGGTCTTGCTGACATAGACGGTATTAAGCGCATTAAGGTTATTTGCAACAGGGGTAACCATCCGCGCCTTACCAAAAAAATGCAAACCTCGAACGATTATAAGATGAATTTAGAAGCAATTCTATATCATGCACTTTCGGGCAAGCTTAACGATTCTATTTTCGAATGGGTAATACCTGAATCTGAGTTCGTTTACATTGATGTATTCGGAAAGAAGATCAGGGCTTTTCACGGTCACCAGGTAAAATACGGTGGTGGTATCGGTGGGCTAACAATCCCATTGATCAAGGCGATCATGCGTTGGGATAGCACAATTAAAACTGACTTTAATTTAATGAGTCATTTTCATACGTTCTCAATGCCTACGCCAAACACATCATTAAATGGTTCGCTGGTCGGTTATAACTCATACGCTATGACCCTGGGAGCCAAATACGAACCACCGCTGCAGTCATTTCAGATGATCGACAAGAAGCGTGGCTTCACAACACGTACCCCAATTTTTTGTGAATAAAATTAATAGATAGAAAGAATGAAGTTTAAACAGTATGACAAAGTAAGGGTTCTAAATCCCTGCTGCAAAACACATGAGTATGGTGTGATCACAGACGCGCCTGCTATTAACACGCCGTTTGGATACGGCTACGAGGTTGATTTTATTGGAGACGATAGGTTGTCTTTCATTGAGCATGAGCTTGAGATTGATCCACGTCCAATCGTAGTGGGATCTTTAGTGTGCTTCTTCAAGCCATTTGACTATGTTAGGCTTGACGATGGGGCTAAAATATATGGCGACGAGATTATAAACGATCTTGTTGACAAAGCGTTTCGTGTTATTCAAAAAGACAACGAAGGAAGGTGTGTAGTATTATCACATGATTTTACAGAGATGTTAATTCTACCAGAAGATTCGTTGTTTGTTTTGCCGGTAGGTGTTGATGCATTTAATGGTTTGGATACCAGTCTTGATTATTACCTTCTATGTCCAGACTTTGACTTGAATACCAAGTTACAACTTGACTTCAATGCGACACTTGTTGCCATGGAGAGAGACACCGTAAGGTGCAAAATAGTCCATAGGTTGGATTCAGTAACAGACTACCCAGCATATATGGTTGAGTTTGAAAACGGTGTACTGGCTAGCGTTTATGATGGTTGGTTGGTATCTGTAAAAGAAATTGATGAGGTTGATTTAAAAATCACGTCAATTATGAACGACGGTATAGCAAAACAACTACAAGTAGAGGCGAAAAAGCCTATACCTGTGAAAGAGGAAGCTGCGGTCGTACCTATGTACCCAGTTAAACCAGAAACCAAACTGATCAACGACAATGGTGTAAACTACCTTGACTTAGGGAACGGTGTACGTATGTTTGAGTCTGGTGCAGTTCGCTCCATTAATACCGGTAAGCCAAGGTTCGATTTAATCTCACCGGAAGTTTTGGCATGGATGGCTCAGGAGCTAGCTGATAGAGGTGGTGACTATGGGACGGGTAACTACCTTAAGGGTATTCCAGAGCAAGTTTGTATTGAATCACTTGAGCGGCACTTGAACTCTGTGAAGATAGGCTTAAAATACGGCTTAAAACCAATGGTAAAAGAAGCTGTAAATGTCCTTATCAACGCAATGTTTATGTGTCACACCATACTCCTAAAAGAGAGTGGGAATTATAAGGTGTCAGACAAATTTAAACAACTTGCTTATGGACAAACAGGAGAAAGCCCGGCTGCTTAAATCACTGCAGCAAAAATTCGGAATTGACGAGGTTATATGTTTAAATAACGGAGATAAGCTTCCAATGGAAGATTTCATCGCTTGGGTGTACGAACGCAAGGACTTAGATGAAATGGTTATCCAGGATCGTAAGAAAGCTTTTGGTTTAACACTAAAACCCTTCTTTGACGACAGAATATACCCGCGTCAATTTTTAGCAGAGTTTTTTGAATACTGGACCGAACAATCAAAGGATGGCAAGCGCCTGCGTTTCGAGTTAGAAAAAACGTGGAGCTTGGCTGCAAGGTTGAGACGGTTCGCCAAAAACTCGAAGTATAAAATCAAGATACCACCGTCCGAAATGGACTTCCTGGATGGTAAGATTGAGAGAAATAATAAGCCATTTAATTCAGAGGAGATGTTTCACTGATGTATGATCTTTATACCGTTGACGACTGCATGGAGAGCATGCTGCACAGCCTAAGAAATGGCAAGGTTAAAGGTAGTACCACATACATTCAAGACTTCGATAATAGTTGGAAATGGAGAATGGGTGAGGTGAACATATGGACCGGCTACAATAATGAGGGAAAATCTCAATTCTTGATCTTCCTGGCATTGTTAAAGGTTTTGAAAGAGGGTAGAAAATTCATTTTCTATTCACCCGAAAACTACCCACCTGATGAATTTTTTGATGACATGATCCATACAATATCTGGACGTACAACAGATAAGGATTTCCCAGGGTGCATTGATGAGGAGACGTATGTTGATTTAGCTGAATTGCTTACCAATAATATACACTTTCTCTATCTTAAACCAGAGAACTCTACGCTTAAAAATATACTATCGGCCATGAAAGAAATGCACGATATCCACGGATATTTTGCAGGAATAATAGATCCATGGTTAAAGGTTAGGCGAGAGGATAATGGATTACGTGAGGATATTTACGCCTCAGAAGTTGGCGCGACGCTAACGGATTTTGCCAGGACAAATGACATGTCAATGCATCTTGTTATGCACCAGACTACACCTGTTCCTGATGATTCAGGTAATTACCCAAAGCCGGATTTATATCGTATTAAAGGTGGTGGTGCTTACGCAGACGGAGTAGATAACGTTCTGTATGCACACCGCGAATTTAGACGAACTGACCCGAAGAACACAGATGTAACACTAGGAGCCGATAAAATAAAGAAGCAGAAGCTAGTCGGAGTGCCTGGCAACCCGTGTACACTTAAGTTCAACAGGAGAACAAATAGGTACACTGATATCCACGATAATGACTTTATAGACTTTGGTGAGTTTATTAGATCGTCATCACAGGTAATATCAAGCAGATCACCGTTGATAGATTGGAGTAGACAAGATATTTAACAGGAAAGTTTGCATATTACAAATTTATTAGTAATTTTACGTAACAAATTAATAGAATATGAAGGGAATAAACAAAGCAATCTTATTGGGTATTGTCGGTCAGGATGTTGAGTTCAAGAATGTGAGCGACAATTTCTCAGTTGCTAACTTCTCACTTGCCACCACAAGGTCTTATAAAGATAAAAGTGGTGACTGGGTTGACAAAACCGAGTGGCATAACATTGTATGCTACAATAAGATGGCAGAGATTGCTCAGAAAGCAGTAACAAAAGGCTCTAAGATTTATGTTGAAGGCCAAATTGAAACAAAGTCTTGGGATAAAGACGGCGTTAAACAGTACCGCACCGAAATTAATGCAGATACAATATCTGTGATTGCTAAAAAAGGTGACGGTGCTTCCACAGGTAATGACCAGATTGGTGATGATGACTCGGATGACTTGCCGTTTTAACCAGTAGGTAAACCACATTAAACCCAACGTCCTTAATGTGTTCCATAGATAGATAGGTTTTTATGGGGGCTTAGTTGGGTCATGCCCCCTATTTTTATTATGAAAGTTATACGATTAGTATGCTTTGAGTTTGACGTAGATGTAGATGATCTGTTTAAACTCAAAATATCGAATAACGCCTCAGTCGCCAGGAAAACAATTGTATACATTCTATATCGTGATCGTACCCCTACAACGATAAAGGATATGCTAGGATTAAGTCACATGCAAACTGTTTACAATTCGGTTAGCTGGGTTCGCGACCAGATGGCGCTAGATAAAAAGTACAAAAAGAAAGTAGAAAAAATAATACAGGAATTAAAAGATGAAGGTAAACTTTAAGAAGTTAAGCCATGGTGTACCAACCCCTAAGTACGCAAGGCCAGGTGATGCCTGTATAGATCTTACGGCTATAGCTGTAGAGACTAATACAGAGCATGACTACATAGAATACAGAACCGGATTGGCGGTAGAAATACCGGAAGGTTATGTAGGCTTGATATACCCGCGCTCATCCATTACAAATCACTTCCTGATGATGAAAAATTCAGTAGGTGTGATTGATTCTGGCTATCGCGGAGAGCTAAAGGTTAGGTTTCAGAGTATGTTCCCTGGTCTGGATGAAAACATTTATGTCATCGGTGACCGGATTGCACAACTTTTGATTTTGCCTATACCTGAGATTGAAATTGAAATTGTTGACGAGCTATCTGAATCGGTGCGGGGGACCGGTGGTTATGGAAGTTCAGGGCGGTGAGATAAGGAAATATTTTAGACTTGATATCCCAGAAATTACTCGTGTATTCCCAATGTGGCAATTAAAGGCTGACCTGGATGACGAGCATGTGCAGATAGACCTGCATGATTATGACGACCCAGAGCCACTCACTATTTACAGTATAGGCGGGAGCATGTTTGAAGTCCTTGAGATAATTGACTCACATGAGAGTAAGGGTGTGTGGGATCAACAAGAAACAATCCCAACCTGGTATCGTGTGCTGTGCCGCAGAGTATGGTACACCCAGAAATACTATGAGGGTTTAAGTGATAACGAAATATTTGTGGAGGTGTAATGACAGGATTTTTAAGACAAGACAACGATTGCCGTTGGTATTTCATACCGACAAAAGAAATTGATGGGTTTGATGACCTACAATGCCACATGGATCAAATAAATACATATTCAGAGGCGTGGGAGGATTTAAATGAGGAATTTACTGATAAGTACTCACAGTATATTATCGATTCACCATTCAGTTTAAAACTTAAACAGGTTGCAGCATGAGTGAAACAAACCAGATAATACGTGATGATGAAACTTATTACGCAATTAAAGATCGTTTATCTCCGAGTGGCCTTAAGTTTCTTAATATCCACCCACGAGCATACCAGGAGTATCTTACAAAAGGTGTCGAACGCTCGATCCACATCGATAAGGGGAAATTATATCACGCGCTTCTAAATGAGCCGCACATGGTAGAAAAGCTGTATACATTCCTACCAAAAGACAAACTTCCGTTTCCCGATAAAGATTTCAGGGTCAAAGCAAACCGTGAGTACCGAGACGATTTTCTTGAAAAACACAAAGACAAGACTGTGTTTGACAAAGAGGAAGATTACGAGAACGCAGTAAACCTTACCAAAGAAATACATCGAAACCCGATCATTAAGAACTTACTTGATGGTTGTGAGGCTGAGGTGGGTATGACGTGGGAACATTTCGAAACGGGTGTACCATTGAAAGGTAAGACAGATGTGTTTAAGTCCCAAAAGAAAGGAAGATCATTCCTTCTCGATATTAAAAAATTGCCGGAGATAACACCCAAAAAAGTGAGGGGCTATTTACAGGATCGTTTTATACACTCGCAATTGGCGGTGTATGCAGATGGATTACGTGAACATGGCTTATGCGACCCTGATGATTTCTATATCCTGGCTATCCAGGACAAACCTGCAGATTACGCTATTTACCGTGTAAACGAATTTATCGAAGATGGTTACGACGAATTTATTCGCCTGGCTTTTCTTTACAAAAACTGTATGGACTCTGGGATTTGGAGTGGCTACGAAATGTATGGTGATGATAACGGAATTATTGATTTAGCGCCGTATGGCAGAAAGGATGCAGTATGATCGAAATAGGAGAAAGATTACAAACGGTCTTATGTGAACTCATAGGATGTACAGCATTCGTGATTTGGTTTTATTGTATAGTAAGAGGCAGTAATTGCGACGACTAAATGCCTAGGGACGTTAAAAAGATAACGTCAATGGTTGATATTGTTGAGGTTATCAATGAACATATTCCGCTAAAAAAACGAGGCGGAAAACATATGGGTGTATGCCCGTTCCATGACGATCACAAGTCAAGCTTAATGGTCAGTAAGTCGAAGCAGATATTCAAATGCTTTGCATGTGGTGCCGGTGGTGACGTGATTGATTTTTTCATCAGGTTGGGATATGACTTTAACGATGCAATAAATATGGTAGAAAATCGAAAAAAATCCGATTTGATACCCAAGAAATTACATATAGTTAGAGATAAGCCTACCTGGACTCAGGTTAGATACCCAACACATTTTCCAAAAACCATACGCCATTACGAATACGGGAAACCAACTTACGTATGGGGTTACCATAATCCAGACGGTAAACCAATGGCGTACGTCTGCAGATTTGATAGACCAGATGGCAAAGAGATTGTTCCTTATGTATTTGCAAGAAATGATAATGGTGTAATGCAGTGGCGTTGGATGGGCTTTGAGAGGCCACGCCCGATGTACAACCTGCATGAGATTATTAATAATCCAAACAAACCAATAGCACTTGTCGAGGGCGAGAAAGCTGCGGAAGCAGGTAGGGTGCTACTACCAAACATGGTTGTATCGTGTTGGCAGGGCGGCGCTGAGGCTGTAAGATATACTGACTTCTCCCCTCTTAGTGGACGGACAGTTCTCTTTATCCCAGATAATGATGAACCTGGCTACAAAGCAATGTCTACAATAAACGAGATGGTTGATACAAAAGAATCATACTTTTTAGACGTGTCAGAGAAGCCTATACATTGGGATGTTGCAGACGAGCCGTCGTGGACACCAAGGGAAATGCGCGACTTCCTGAAAAAAAATACGCGCAAAGTAAATGAATTAAAAACAGCAGCATGAAAACACTTTACCAATATTGCGACGCATGTAAGAAGGAAAGAAACTTCAACATAACAGCAGATGAAATAACCTGTAAGTCATGCGGTAAAAAGCACAAGTATGATAAAAAGAATTGAAGGGGATGCATACCTTGTCATTAAGGACGGCAAAATAAGGGATTTGTATCAAGGTACTAATGCTTGGGATAATGCCAGGAGAAGGGCTGATGAACTAGATATTCCAGGAAACGAAGATCATATCCTTATAGTAAAAGTTATGTATGGTAAGGATGGCTTGGTTGAACCACCTGTAAAACCCCGAAAAAAATTAGTAGTAGATGATCTAATAGATAGACCTTCTTTTAGTGATCGTTTGCGGTCTATAGACCAGGAGCGACAAAGACAAAGTGGTGGACTTGCCGAAGAAGTAAGAACTGGTGGTCAGGTAATTACATACCAGCCGATCCCTATGGGAGAAAGATTACATGAGTCACTTGATCAACTGTTAAGAACAAGTGAAATAATAAGGTCAACACCACTTACAGATGACCTTCCAGATATCGATTTTTAATGCATAAAACTTTTTGAAAAGACATTGATATTTGTTATATGTTTGTAATATATAAACAAAGTTATTGATCTTTTTTAATTGGTGTGGTGAGCGTGAGTGATGATGAAAGAATCGGTGAAATACTGATTAAGTTAACTAAGATCAGCGAGGTCTTAAAGGGTGATGATGAGTTCGGTACTGACGGTGGATTAATAGGCCGTATTAAACAGCACGACGACAGGTTAACAATATTAGAGAAGTTTAAGGATCGTACTGTATTCATTGTAGGCACATTATTGATACCTGCTGTGCCTGGATTGATCACACTCTTTAACCTCGTAAAAGATTGGGTTAAGAAATAAGTGAGGGTGATATGAGCGTAGAGGATACTATAGTAAGCATAGCGAGGAGCTATATTGGTGAGCAGGAAGTGCAACCGAATCAAAGTTTTAAAGATCCGGTCTTCTTGAAAAAGATGCTCGGTGTTGGTTGGTATAAAGGTGCATCATGGTGCTCATTCTTTGCCAAGTTGGTTTGGAAAGAGGCGTATACCAAACTAGGTAGCCTAACAAACGCCTCACTAGTAAACAGATATGCAAGCGGGAGTTCCCGTGAAACATGGAATAATTTCAGGGCTTCAAAAGAATTTAAGACAAGTACCACAGTTCCAAAAGTCGGTGCGATAGTGATATGGCAGGAAGGCGACAGCCTTACTAACGGCCATGTCGGAATAGTCACAGCAGTTAACGGCAATACATTTTCATCTGTTGAGGGTAATACCAACGCTGATGGAAGTCGTAATGGATATGAAGTCGCAGAGCACACTACACATAAAGTAGGGTTACCCCATTCTGTAAATGGCTTAAATATATTAGGGTTTGTCTACCCAATTGAGGTTTAATAAGCAATAAATTAATAGATAAACAAATGAATAAAATTAAAGAATTATGGCACAGGTTGGTGTTCGAAGATACGCCGAAGTTCCAAAAGTGGTTTCGAAACCTGTGGCTAGGTATAAGCGGAAGCGCAGGCTCAATTATGGCAGCCGTTGATAAATGGCCGAATGCATTTGATCCTATGATAGCAAAGATATGTGGTTACATTATGATAGGTGGTATCGTTGGAGCCTTGACTGCACAGTCGGCAAAAAAAGATACGCCTATACCTGATAATGGAGGTGGTGATGTACCGGCGCAGTCTTAAGTTAACACTTGGCTACATGATAAGCGTAGCCCTATTCTCCGTAATAATTGGTTGCGGAAAAGTAAGGACAATTGTCAAGACACACATCGATTCCACATCAACAGTAAAGGCGAAAACACGTATTGACTCTACCGGTAACCGAAAGCTTGATATCGATAGCTTGAAGTTATACGAGCAAATGTTTCACGGTTTAAAATATTCACACCGTACAATAGTCGTATATGATACAACTCATAAGGTTCTTCCAGGAGAGCAGCAGCGAAAGATTAGTGAGACCACGTTTGATAATGGAATCGAGTCAACAGCTAAAACTGGACTTTCAATTAACTATCGGGCAAATGAAATTGATTCTTCTCACACCAATAGGTATGAAGATCAATCAATAGTATCGCACGTAAAGAAATACGTGCATGATAAGAGTGTAAAAACGGGATTCAGCCTACCATGGCAAGCCTGGTGTCTTATAGGATTACTATTGGTCGTCGCCGGGGTTATCTGGTACCTTAAGAAATTTATACCATAATTATTATATTTGGGTGGTTGCACCCTGGAAGGAGTCTGGTAGTAATATCAGGCTCTTTTTTATTTCCACAATAGCTTGTAATAAAACATGGCTTTGTAAAATTCCCTACCAATCAATCTATTACACTTTCTACCAGTTGATTTTCAGTCACTTAACTATACCGATAGTTTTCCTGCATGGATTAATTACCTGTAATATTTAACTCTGAGACAATTACATCTATTACACATTTTAATCTATTATAAATCAATACATTACAATTCTTTTCCTGCTATTTTATTGCAATTATTTTGTAATAACTATGAATTATTTATACCTTTATTCTGTAATAATTTAAATATTATCACAAATAATCATAGGATGTAACAACCAATTCTACCAGTTTTCTCTACCAAGAATTTGCGTTACGCGAAGTGTGAAACTAATTTTAGAAATTAAAAGTATTAAAAAAGATGGCATTTGTTTATGTGTATTTAAGAGCCGATAGACCAAAGAATGGATTGGTTCCGGTTCAGATTAAGGTTGAGGAAAAGGGTAAGAAACCATACTACCACAAGATTAGTAATGTAATGGTTGACGCTTCGATGTGGGATGCTAAATCATTTAGTGTTTCCAGCGAACATTTTAACGCTACGCTAATTAACAGGAAGATTAAAAGTGAGAAGCTAAAAATAGAGTCCATGCTTCTACAGATGGATAGTGCGGGGATACCTTACAGTAAAGAGTATCTCGATAAAAAGATGAACGGGTATGACGAGCATAACGTGTATGACTTCTGGCAGAACGTTATTGACAACCGTAGGGGAACTATCACAGATGGAACAATCGCTACATACCAGGCCGACCTAAACAAGACAAAGGAGTTTGCGCCTGTACTGTACTTCGGGGACGTTACACTTGATTTTCTTGAACGATATGAAGCGTGGATGCGTAAGACAAAGAAGAATAAGCCTAATTCTATCGGTAAGACTATGAAGAAGTTTAACTACATAATTGATAGGGCTAATGAATCACTTGGATTAAAGATCAATGCATTTGAGAAATACAAGAAGCCATACGAGTACGTTCACAGAAATTCATTTGAGATGTCTACAATAGATAAACTTTTAGAGCTTTTATACAGCGAAAGGCTTCAAAAGAAATATCACGATACCCTGGCAATATTCTGCCTTCAGTGCCTTACTGGTCTAAGGTTTAGTGATGCTGTTAGGTTTAATAAGGATGAGTTTGTTATTCGTGGTAACATTATAGTCAACACAGAGAAAACTGGCGAGCCGGTTTATATACCGATCATCGGTAGACTTAAAGAGTTATTAGAGTACCAGGATTATAAATTTCACCACATGGAACTTCAGACGGCCAACGATCGTCTTAAATTTATTGGGAAGGAAGTTAAGTTACCATTCAGCTTATCCACACACATAGGTGTTCATAGCTTTTGTGTTACCGCTCTCGATCTTGGAATACCACTTGAGGTCATAAGTAAGATCAGGGGTCACCAAGACCTTAGAACAACTCAGATATACGCTAAGGTTAAAAATAATTTAATTGAGAGAGAGATGCAGAAGTGGGATACACCACGAACCGTACTTAAATAAAGAAGGGGAGTTTAGTGCTCCCCTCTATTTTTTATTCGATTACTTCCAGTATTCTACCCTTCCATAATACCGTAAACCCTTCACGGTCTTTTACGAAAGCCTTTAATGTATCCTTATCTGTCTGATCGAGCGTAAGCTGACCTGATTTGCGCAATTCTAATGCCCAGTCAAAGTATTTAACAGGGTCCTTAGTTGATGCCAACATCAATGCGTCAGACAATTGCTTACTCAACAGTATAGGCTTCTCACCTTCCTTAACCTCTACCCCATCCGCATCTAAAAACGGAATCTTAAAATCTAATTTTTTAATAGCCATATCTTTATTTTAAAGATATAAATTTACAAATAAATTAGTAATATTACAACTTTTCCTTCACTTAATTTATCGTAAACCTTCTTCCAACCAGCAATAGTACACCAGCCACAGCAGTAGTTGCTATACTCAATATTGTAGTTCCGTTTCCAGTGGCATTCGTTGCAGTTACGGTGTAGTTAGTTGCACCTGATGTAACTGTAGGTGTACCAGAAATTACGCCTGTACTGGTGTTAAATGACAGACCGGTGGGTAATGCCGGGGATATACTCCACCCCGTTGCAGCATCACCAGAATATGTAGGTGAGATGTTACTAATGGCATTGCCAACCGTAAATGAATAAGACGATGGGCTGTAGCTTATTGTTGGGGCGGTGCCTGTAATAGTATTCCATGGAGAGCCTGTCCATAATGGGCTTGGTAAGAGCGCATCCGTCATCGTTCCATCTGTTGAATATTGCGATGTGTTAGTTGACCAGTCCACTGAAAGTGCTGCGCCACCAGCTATACCTGTTGAAGTTGACGCCCCACTATTATCTTGGTACCAGGCTATCGCGCTACCGCCTTTATTTATCCAACTAATTTTATTATTTGTAATCGTAATATTGTTGCATGGTGCGCCAGAATAATTACCAAAACCTATACCTTCAAAGCAATAATCATACATAGGCGAATACATTTGATTATTGTTAAGAATAATATTAGTACCGCCTTGAACCTGAGCACCCTCTGCGCCTGATTTTACGAAGATGTTATTATACCCGTTTTGATAGCTACCACCTTTATCCCCTAATATTAAACCAGCGTATCCACCAGAGTTGCTACCACCACCTCTGACTTTAAGGTCATGGGTTAATATATAACTTGCTGCTGTGCCGTTGCACTGATAGAAGTTAAACACATCGCCTACACCATCCCTTTGCGCTTCTGTTAATGACATGTCAACCTCAGACCAACAAGTAGCCACCTCTATACCAGAACCACTACAGCCAACCATTTGACAAGCACTTCCAGAACCGGACGCCCTGGTGCCACCAACTCCAATATTATAAAAGTAGCAATTTTTAACGAGTAGGTTTGCCACACCGCCAGACCCGCAGTTATTAAAGTAAAGACCACGATAACCACCCGTAACATAACAGTTGTTTACAGTTATATCATGGTTATTAGGTCCGTAGAAATAAAAGATACCATTGGTTGATGTACTATTCTGCCCACAGATATTATTGATGGTTATATAACTACCTGAAAAGGTAATACAAGGGGCATTTGCGCCCCCCGCATCAAACATAACGTTATTGGTAGCAGTACCGTACAGATCAAATGTTATTGGGCTACCAGACGATCCTGAGCAGTGAAATGTAAATGTTCCAGATATCGTCTCTCCCTTATTCCATAGTATCTTATCGCCAGGCAAGAATCCACCACCAGTATCAAATGACTGAGCCTTTGCTGGCGTCCATGCCTGTGCTGCTGAAAGTCCGGTGTTTGAAGCCGACCCCGAATTTGATATATAATAATTTGCCACTAAATCCCCCCCCCTGTTAAATTCCCGTTACCGTCCAGTTAGTTCCGTTCCATCTGCCAGACACGTGACTGGTTCCACCTCCTGCTATGGTTGCACCAAATGTATTAACTGTACTGTCTGAAAAATTACAAACTACACCTATGCTTGGCGAAGTAGGCCTATTAGCAAATGTTATTTCATTAGACCCAAGTGATCTGATTGTTTTAAAATCCCCCGAATTTGTCAATGATGCCACATCTGTACCAGCGCCCATAGTATTTGTTGTACTAAGGTTAGCTGCCCAGTATAAACTATATGTTGGCGATCCGCTACTTACTGTCCTAAGTTCGTTGTACATAAATGCCCAGTTTTGAGCAGCAGTAGCAGTGGTATTCCAGACAGGGGCCATCCATCTGACCCTTAATGAATTTAAAGAAGTATTAGTACTTGATGCACTAGCATTATTGTATATAAATAAACCATCCGAACTAAACGTTGATGATGTTGAAAACTGACTAGTGGTGAAAATGCCGTTTGATGTTACACCGGACGAAAGCGTTAAACCACCGCTTGTATTAATATTAAACACAGACGAACCGTTAAGCTGTAGGTCTATCAACTTTTGAGATGCGGAGCTTGATCCACTGCTTGTTCTATTAATAATAAAGTCTGTAAATGCAGCAGAACCACTTAGTGTAACACTATGAAGTAACTTGGTACCATAATTAGAGCCAGATGATATAGTTAGTGTCTGACCAAAAGTATTTAATCCAGTCCAGTTGAATGCGTAGGTCTGGTCGACAGAAAGTGTACCTGTGGTAGTAATCGGCCCACCTGTCAATCCGGAACCTGTCGCAATGTTCGTAACGGTTCCTGAACCACCAGCAGAACCGTTGCTAGCTGCTGTAATACGACCGTCAGCACCAACAGTTATGTTTGCATTTGTATAGCTTCCTGCTGTTACAGCCGTCGTAGCCAACATCCCTGTTGTGATAAAGTTCGGCCCTATTGTATACGGATTGGTAGTTGATCCTGCTGTACCAGTACCACCCGATCCAACAAACAATCCAGTCACAAAGTTTATAGACGTAGCGGCAAAGTTTGCCTGTACGTAAGCTGTGGTGGCTATCTTTGTGCTACTGTCGCTTGTGGCTACTGTTGGTGCAGTTGGAGTACCAGTTAACGCAGGTGAAGCCAATGGAGCATACGTACTAGATGCTGTGCTAGTAGTTAAATATGTACTATTATCGTAACTAATTGTTGTACCAGATATCTTAACGAACCCAGTCCCAGATAATGCATGTTGTGCGTCCGTAATACCATATCCGCTTAAAGTAGTTGGTGTTCCGGTAATTGATGACCATGCCACGGTACCACCCGCACCAGTCTGCTGATCTAATTGGTAAGACACCCCGCTTATTCTTGTATAGACGTGCGTACCATCATTCCATATCATACCATCCAAAAGAGATGAAGGGGTGGTTACTGCCGTAAGTCTTATTGGAGCATTAAACTGGGCTGCTACAAATGATGTATTGGTGTAGCTTGTTATAGTTGCAACTGTAACTGTTGCGCCAGACCCTATTGGTGTACCAGTGGCATCTTCCAACACAATTGATATTACGTCCCCAACCGTGTAATTAACACCACCATTGATTAATGTAGCCGATGTAACCACGCCAGCGGATACTACAACCCGTAGAACCATTCCCCTACCGGTGCCCCCGGTGACAATAGCATATTGTGTACCATTTGGATAACCTGAGCCGCCAACTAATGAGCCGATTGTTGCTACGGTAGATGTTCCGTATGTCGGGCTGATATTAAGGCCAAACAGTGTATTATTATTACCACTTGGTTTTAAATATCCCAACATGTTATAACCAAACGTATTACTACCCGTACCTGACGATTCTGGAAAATGTTGGATTGTACCGTCAGTTCCAACACCAAGTTTTATGCTGTAATAGTTATTGAAATTAGCTATATAGCCAGTAGATGTATTATTTGTGGTTGTAACCGTTAAGGCTGAATTTGCATCTCCTATATCCCTGGCTATAAGTGTACCAGTTGCACCTGTGTATACTATAGAGTTAGATATTGATGTTAAACTAGCAATACCAGATCCGTAGAAAAGTCCAGAGCCGGTTACCGATGCCGCCAGGGTTCCATTATTTTGAAAATCTATAATCCTATTACCAGATACCTGATTTATTGTTAACGAGTTAGCATTGGTAGTAATTACTGTATTTCTATTTAATGTGCCACCGAGTACAACACCATTCGTAGCATCTGAGGCCGTCAAACCATTTCCCGCGTTAACAAAGTACGGAGAAGCACTTGTTCCAGCCCCGGTTAAAGTACCCGCACCAAAAATTAAAGCAGAACCACTAATCGCAGAATTTAAATCTGTGAGACGTACTACATCCTGCGGTTGAGTAGGGGTATTCTGAACTTGTAAGTGAGTAAAGTAACTTAGAGGCCCATTACTACCATTGCCAAATGAAGCATATATGGTTCCATCATAATCATGAAATGTATGCTGATGTGCAGAATAATCAATATTACCATTGCCCAACGCAACATTTTCTCCGACGGGACCATTTGCTGTAAGACCAGCATAATTTAAAGTAACGCCATGTGGCGAGTATGATGGATTGTATATATAGATGCTATCAGTTACAATAAACTGATGACCATTGTTAGTTATAGTTGTATCTTGAGTTAATAGACCCCCTAAAGTAACTACACCACTAGTGTTAGTTAAACCATTAGTAAAAGATAACGGACTTCCACCACCACCTACAACTATCCATTGAGTACCATTCCATCTACCTAATACATTATTACTGCCGCCTCCTGTTATAGTAGCTCCAACAACATTTGTAGAACTATCAGAAAAGTTATGAAGGTGCCCAACAAAATTACCTATATATCCACTAACTGTAGTTGCTAACCCAGGAAGATTACCATATTGTGCATATTGATATTTACTCCATGTCGCATTAAGTGGAAACAGAATAGATCCACCGGCAATACTACTTGTACTATTATACCCTATTAATCCTGTATTATTTATTGTATCAACTACCCTGATAGGAGACCCGGATTTAGATGTTATAAGAAAACCAGCAGTAGTGGCCCCACCAGCAGGAGAAGCAGATATTGTAAGCTCTGGATTATTGGAATTAGCTGAGTTATTAAGGCTATCGTAATCATTGTCTATCCTTATCCCGGCAACCGCTGAATTTGGATTTGATGTATCCGCTTTATATGTTAACTGTACACTTGTTGCAGATGAGGATATTGTGGTCTGCTCATTTGGTAAAACAAAATTTCCACCAAACTGTACTAAAAAACTAGAACCAGTATTTAATGATGAATCGGTAAATTTTAATTGTTTACCCTGGGTATCAATAGTTGTATTTCTAACTAATGATCCACCAAGTTCTACTGGCCCCCAAATCTTGTTAAGACCATTATCGAAAGTATAGGCTGAGGCCAAATCTTCTAGCCTAACCACATCGGTTGGCTGTACAGGCGCTTGCTCAACTCTTGCTGTTCCACTAATCCATAGGCTTGCTCCCTGCGGACCGTTAAACTGATTTTGAATGAACTGATTACTGTCTGCAGGTGGGTAAATTACTGTACCAGTAAGTGACGTGACATCTCCAAGCGATATGTAGTAATCACCAAGTAAATACTTCGCATAAAACGATAATTTACTTAGCCTGCCTGTGTCACCATTTGGATCATTTGATAACACCCCTATGCTCTTAAGTATAGTGTATGTGTATCTGACCCGCAGATGAAGGTCGCTGCAGTCTATATTATTCTTCTCCTTCCTTATAATATCGGTTATTAATTCAGAAAGGGAGAACCGTAAAGAATCATATGAGATATCAACCATATTATTTTGACTTAGATAGATCTGTTAAACAATTAATTGACTCCTGTGCGGAACCAAGATCACCTATTGAAACATACCTTTGGGTAGATTCAAGAACTGCGTTAAACCACTCAAGTGCCCTAAGCGTTGTAGTAGGGCTTGACAAAACAGACCTAGGGTTTACGTCATATAGAATTTGATCTTCAAGACTTTCCTTGTAAGCTTCAAATGCATTCAGCGGGGCGTAGGCGTATAGCTGTGTGTAAGTTGACCCTGGTGCTACAACCGCAGGTGTCAAAACCAATGTTATTTTAACCGCCTTTACTGTAGTTAGGTCGTATGTGAGCGTGTCTCCAACACCGGATACTATTGGGAAAGGAAGCGTGACACTCCCTGTTGCATCCTGGATAACTACACTTCTTGAAGTGATGGACTCACCACCATATCCAGCGGTAGATGAGTCCTTTATAATAATTGATGTTGGGGTAGAACCAACACTTATCGAAAAATCCGCAATCATATTATTAATAAAAATTTGTTATATTACAAATTTACTTAATAAAATAATTCGTATTTAAATACTTTTTATTGAGCTTTTTGTAACTTTTCTAGCTCAGCCCAGAACTGTTTTGTGAAAAGGTTTGAATCTTGCAACTGCTGTAAGAATATAGCCTTGTCTTCTGGGTTTGGTATGCGTGACATTGACTCTATGGCTAATGCGGCCTGGGCTTCAGGGTTACCACTTTTAACCCTGATATCCTTTGCGATCTGCGTTGCGTCAATACCCTTAATAGCAAGCTTTGCCCTATGAGCCAGATTAACCACATCCTGCGCTCCATCACCACCAAACTTAGGATCAGAACCCAATTCCTGAGCCTTTTTCATCAAGTCATCCTCTGTGATCTTAGTCTCATTATTCCTATTATTCTGATACTCTTTTATCAACCCGTCCATTTCATAATCCATTAAGTACTTCCTTGAATTTACTTCTTGGACTATATTTGTCGAGTTTGCGTCTATCGGCGCAGATGCGGTAACCCCCATCAAACGTTTGGCACCAGGTATAGCATGCAATGTTTCAGATATAAACTTGTGCATGTCGTTTTTATCATCGTCACTCAATCCGTTAGATACGGTAGCCAACTGGTCTAACCAACTTTTTCCTGCAGCCTTAGTCCTGTCATAATCCCTTGACCCTAAACCCATTTTATCTGCACTAAAATTAACCAGGTCGAATATTTGGTTGTTTGTTGGAATAGCGGCCTCAAATCCACCCTTTAACCTATCTGGTGACAGATGTAATAACTCGCCTAGTTTTTTATATGTCTCTGGCGTCTTATCATTAAACTCATACTGTGGAAGAACCTTGTCTTTTACCTTACTGTAATCCCTGTTACGGAAAAAGTCATAGTTTGACAGATACGATACTGGACCCGCAAGCACCGGTGGCAAAAAGTTACCGCCATCTGGTATATAACTTGCAAGTGAGGCAGCATCCATCAACCCACGTTCCTGTAGATAATTATCATTAATCCCCTCGCTCTTTAAGGCCATACTCTCAAACAAACCAGAGAATAATTTTAACTCCTGTGGCTTAGGTATTTTAATATAAGGATACCGCTTAATTCCCTGATCATCTGTATAGGCAAATGGCAACATAATGATGTGGTTTACAGACTTATCATTAGCAGTAACATACCGTTGGTAATAATCTGCCATATCCTTCCTGGCTTTATCATTTGTATATAGCCCGTAGTTCCACGCGGCTAACGCACCATTAACAGCAGCAAGTTGTAATAGCTTATGCGTAAACGTAGTTGGATTATTCTTTGCATACCGAAGTAGGTTTCTAGTACCCAAGATACCGGCATTAAAGAATGGTATAGCCGCGTTTATGTCTTTTGCTAATGTTCCACCCTGGGCGAAGTCCATCGTTTGAGCAGCCTGAAATGAAGCGCGTTCCTGTATTTCCTTTTGAACATCAGGAGTAATCTCCTTACCGGATTTTTTATACTCATCAGTAAGGTTCTTGATCACCCTGTTTCTCACGGCTAAACGTCCGGCAAATTCGGATGTTTGAGGCAACCTATGTCCAAGCTGATACCAAATCTCATTTAGCGCATGCTTTGTTTTACTTTCCTCACCCGCGAATAATTTTGGATCACCAAGTGATAATTCACGTCCACCGTTTTCTTTGATAAAATCCTGGTATGACTTACCCTTTGTGAATGCATCCTTAAAGTGACTCACGTAATCTTTGGCATATTGAGCCGCCGCTACTGGGAAAATGGGGCTGTAGTGGTTTGTCGTAAAAATAACGAACCCAGCATCTCTAACAGTATTACTCAATGCAAAGTAAGTGTTAACACCAGTCGCAAGAGCCTGCTTTAATCTACCACCAGAGTAAAGTGCGACCTTACGTCTATCCCATCCCTGTTGAAATCCTTCAAGTTCCTCAGCATAAGGCTTATTCATAATAAATGCCTTCTGAACACCCTTGTCATAAAATTTAAACAACGTTTCATTTTCACCAGGTTCTTCAAATGTTGGCTTAATGTATTTCCAACCAAGATCTGGATCAATGGCATTTTGGACACCGGTTAACGTAGCTGCAGGAGTTTTCGCGTCCTTTTCTTCGTAATGCTTCTTTAGTTTAGCAATGAAGTCACCGCTGTATTTCGCTGGTCTACCCATACCGGTATCGATAGATGTCAACATATCATTCATAGCTTTAAAGGCATTGTTTTTATCAATGTCCCTATGAACAAGTTCAATCGCATCCTTCATTAAGTATGCCGGGTTGTCAACATATTCCTCGTCGCTACCGTCGGCCAATTTCTTAATACCATTATTAGCCTGAACTATCTTTGTTTTAAAATCAACATCATTGTTTATATACTGTAGGAATTTACGCGGGCTATAGTACTTTGCATCCTTCATGGTAGCATATGAAGCGTCACTGATCAGACCTGCTTCGTATCGCATATCCAAAAGCTTCTGCATTACTCCAAAATACTTGTCTGCCCTTTTGTTTAAATCCTCAAAATTGTAATCCCCAAATTCCTTTTTCATTTCGGGATGGTTCTCACTTAAAAGCTTTAAAGCATTTTCGGCCTCGATGCCAGAATACCCGTTCGGGTGAAGCATCATTGGCTTCTCCGGGTTGCGCTGCATTCTAATCCTGTCAAGTTCAGATATACGCTTTAGATTTATTATCAAGGACAATACCTTCTGTTCGTTCTCTTTCAGGAAGTGCTCGCCGCCCAATAACGGGTTACCAATAATTTCTTTATACGCCCTCTCATACATTTCAGACGCCTTATTGCCACTACCAGACATTGCATGAAATAAACGAACCGCCCTCTCACCATATGTTTCAGAAATGGGAGACATTTCATTCACGAGCTTATTGCCGTTTTTTATTGCACCGGTAGTCAACTTTGCAGACCTGTCAGTGAACTTCCTTTTAAACATATCCCAACGACTCATGCCGTGGGTGTCATTAGCTAGCTTTTTAGCAGCAGCCTTGTTGTTATTTAGAAATTCAGCGGCCTTTTTAGCCACCCCGGCTTCGCCACCGAAATGCATATCAAGGTGACTATTGATCAATTTAATTAGGTTGTGTTGTTGAACCTCTGTCATTGAATCAAGTGCCTTGATCTCCTCTTTGGTAAGTTCATTCCTCTTGATCAAATCCTGAACATACATCCTTAGTCTGGCCGTAGTTTTTATAGACTTAATACCGGCCTTAATAACCCAGGCAGCAATCTTCTGTGATGAACCCAACATCCATTCAGCAGTACCTTTACCCACACCAGAGTTTGCTGACGATCTTGATTTTTTAAGATTCTCAGAACCTTTTTCACTCAGTCCGTTTGCGATACGTTCTAGCTTATCTACCATTGGCGACAACTCGATGTTCCTTTTCTGAACTTGAAGGTTTTTCACTATGGTTTTATTATCAGCAATATCATTTTGAACAAGTTGCTTCGATGGTTTCTTGGCATCCTCAATAATCTGCTTCAGTTTTGCTTGTTGATTCTTAAGCATTCCCTCCTGGATCTGCTGCGCAGCTTTATCTCCCTGCTCTTTAGCTTCCTGAATACGCTTTTCTTTTTTATCAATTAACTCAAGTGTCTTATTATAGGCCTCAACATCTGACGACCTTATATATATTCCCTTACCGTTGTCATCTTCATCTACCTTAACCAATCCTTTATCACCATCGTCTTTAATTTCCTTATCTTCTGGTGCGTCTGGTAAAGCGGTATCTTCTTCAGCCTTATAGTAATTATCTTTTTCCTCTGGCTCAGTTTCTTTTTCCGCCTCTACTTGATGTGTGGCGGTTTCGGGTTCTTCTACTTGTTCCGTATCCTCGACTCCTTCAGGAGTTGATTCAGGTGCAGTTCCGTGTTCTTCAACTGGTTCTGCAGTTGGCTCTGACTGAGTTGCTTCAACCGATTTTGTATCTGTAGATGTAACTTGTCTATCTGTTGTATTATCTGTATTGTTTCCTGGTTCATCCGCTATCCCTAATTCCTTCAGACGCTGATTATAGAGCTTACCGTCGCGCTCATTCTTATCAATATTTAATGCCCAGTCAGACTGAGCTTCATGTACAATTCTGGCGGCCTCGCCATTGCTAACCCCCATGCGATTAGCAACAAGTCCTTCAATAGAGTCTATCCAATGGCTCATACCATTAAATCCTGTTGCTGAACCTTTCTCAGTATAGGCCTTATCACCCTTAATTAATCCCTTACGTCTGTAATCCATCACCCTATTCACAAAATCAGTCATTGATTTATGAAAGTCTTCTGGATTAGCGGACTGTAATTCACTCCACTTCTTTTTAAGAACTAATTGAATATTCTGTTTTTTAGTAAGTTGTTTTTTAACAGCCTCCTTATCGTTTAGATCGATCGGCTCAACACTTTTATCCTTAGTGCGTAAAATATCAGCCACCTGCGGTCTTGTAAGGCGTACATTTTCGGGTGCGGGCTTTTCCTTCACACCCGATGTGGTACTACCTACTTCTTCTTGGCCGCTTTCTTTTCCTGCGCCTTGTCTTTCTTCAACGCTGATGGCTTCATCATCTTTTTGTCCAATTTCAGGTCTTTCTTGCTCCCGTCCTTGATCCCCAACTTCTTGTCCATCTTGTCGTCCTGCTTGATCGATAACTTGCCCTTCGGCATCGCTGCTTTTTTCATCTATATTATTATTTTCTTGTTCACTAATTTGTGTTTGTTCATGATTCATGAACGGTTCAGTTTTTTGAACAATCGCATTTTCTGCATGATGTTCAGGGTTTTCAATCCCTATTGTATTGAAAATTTCTGCAACCCTTTTCTTATGTAATTCCTCTGGTGTTTCTACCGTCGGCTTCTGTACTTTGTTATCAATAATGTAATGCTTCTGCTCATCGTTTAGCTTTGCGAAGTCATTATCATTATACCCCAATTCCATCAATCGATCATTCAATGGATTGGTTATGTGCTCGGTGCCTGCAGGCTGTGCGGCCTTTTTTACCTTCGTGATGAGATTTTCTGCATCTGGCTGTGGTTCAGTAGCCGGTTCGTTAGCCGGTGTAACCTGTCCACCCTTGACGATACTTTGTATATTGTCTTTAGACACTTCATTGCCAAACTCATTCAGATATCCACCATTCTGACCATATCCGATTATCTCATGTGACACGCCATTGTTATCAACTACGTGGTCACCAATGCTTGGCTCATTAACGGAAGGGGCTGCGTTCGCAACTGAAGCTTTCTTACTTGCTTTAGATTTTGATTTTGCAGCCTTCTGTATTTCAGCTATCTGATCAATTTTTTCAATTGCAGCTTGTTTCTGTTGATCTGGTACATTTGAGTCGGTTATGATCTGCTTTACGGACTCTGGATCTTTCTCAATGTTTTCAGCAGCAGCTTTTATGTTGGCTACATGCTGAAGTGACGCCTGGGCAACCTGTCCGCTTGCCTTTTGCTTAACATCGTCAGCCTTAACTGCACTTATGCCGGTCTCTAAAGATTTAACCTGGTAGTCTGCTGATGTTCCAGGCAAATCCAATATATGTTGAATACCTTCAATTGGAGTAGTAAACAATGCCTTTACCCTTTGTTGAGCCAGGTTTTGAAGATTGGTTTTTGCGATGTCTGAATTTAACTTCCACTTGGTAAAAGCTCCACCAAGATTATCCTTACCCTCATTTATAACATCGTGCGCACCAAAAGCAGCACCGACACCCGCTTGCACCCCAACATTGCTGTCTATTGGGTCGCCGTTGATGGCATTCTTAACCGCCTGATCCGTACCAAATGTTAAGCTGGTAGATAATGCATGTATAAGATTTTTGCTATTCTCAGCAGTCTTTGGTAGAACCTTACCGATCCTTTCCATCACACCCTTGCCATATGCACCACCAATCATACCCAGTGCATCCATGTACATACCTTCAACCCCACCTTCCATACCGGCACCACTTGCGTGATTTAGCAAGTCCATGCCAGACAATCCATTTTCATGTGATGTATGGTAGTCTCCAAGAAATGCATTAGCTGCGTTTAGCTTGGCAAAGTGACTGATTAATGGAGTTGATTCTGATAGCCCAGGAGCAAGCGAACCACCATCTGTAGCCAATGATGTCAATAATATTGGAACGGAGCTTGATACACCCTCTCCAACACCATCCAACAAAGTACCCTGATTTGGTCTGGTTTGATTCTTTAACTCAGAGTCCTTAAGTTGCTCGTCGAAAAACCCACCCTTTTGTGATTTGTATGGTTTACCGGTTACAGTAGAGTATACTTTCCCCATTGCATCATCAATAACATCCGTCGCTCCTGCCAATGGTTTATAAAAAGCCTGGTTTAATGCAGGAAGGTGAAGGAAGTCAGATACCTTACCTGCTGCACTATTGTGCCACGCTATAGCATTTCTTTGCTCAGGCGTAACCTCTGATATTTCATCCGGTTGTTTACTGGTTTCTAATTGAGCCGCTTGGTCCCATTTCTGTTTCGTATCCGGGTCAAGAGAACTATAATCTTTCTGTAATTGAGCGTTAGCCGCATTATACTGTGGAGTATTAGGTACAGCGGGAGTCTTTAAATTCAGCTTTGGTACTGTAGGTTTCGCCTTTACTGGTGAATGTTCAGTTCCGTTGAGGTATTTTTGATACAACTTGGCATACCTATCACCAGGAAGCTTTACCCCTATTTCTTTTGACAAATCATCTATAAACCCAGTCTTGTTGTTATTGTACTGGTTATAAACACGCTCTACGTTCTCGTCAGAAGTATCAAAGCCAGCCGCATCTAAAGCATCATGAACAAGTTGCTTAAATCCATTTGATGTATCAACTCGCTTATTCTGCCCAGGCTTCTTATCATCGCCACCGGTTTGCGTAGTTTGTACCGGCGTCTGCTTAACGGGTATAGTTTGTTGATTCGTTTGTGGCTGCTCTATATCTGCAACCTGGTCGTTGTTAATTACTTGCATTTATTTTAATTTCCGAAATTTGACCATTTGCTTATTACATTCTTTAGCTTGGTGCCGAACTTACTTGGTGCTTGCACCGGTTGCTGATCGGTCTGTGGTGGTGGCGGCTGCGTCATTAACTGCTGCTGTCCACCTTGATCGTATGGTTGAGGTACTAAATCGTTAATACCCATCTGAGGCTCTTGAGGTTGATATTGCGATAAATCTTTTGTATATGGATTCAACCTGTCACCTGGGATACGATACACAAGATTCGTTGGCTTTGTAAATTGATTATTGTACGAATCATGTAATGTTTGCCACGTAGCCTGCTTATCCATGTCAAGCCCCTTATCTGTTGGAATACCCCATTCATTTGAACCAGTGGCCTTCATTTGAACCTTACCATCTGGCCCTTTAGTAAATATCACCCGGTTCTCCTTACCATCACCAGTAAACGATTTACCAAACACAACTGGACTTAATAACCTACCGGCCCTATCAAGAGCAGCCTGGTCACCACTTTTTGCAGCAGCTTGTATCTGCCCCATTATTGCATCATAGTTTGCATTATTTAGTGCTAGTTTATCAGCCAAGCTATTGCCGTTATTTACGGTTATCTTGTAATCATTAGGAACCTTTTCGTCAATATCATTGTACAGTACCCCCGGCGTTTGCTTAACACCGCTAACTTTCAATACATGCTTATCCCAATCGGTCTGAGGCCGAAGATGGGACGTAATAGCCTGCTTAGCAAAATCATCTACAGATAAAGTGGAATCTGGATTTGCTTTTTTATATTGCTCATACGATTTATTAACCGCATAATTAAACTCTGGGTTACTATTATACTCATCGAGTGCCTCTTTCTGGTATTTATCAGAATTGGTAAGTTTGGCAAACTGTTGAACAACCTTCCCATCTTTCCTTTTATAAAACCCTATCTGTGTTTTTTCAGGACTGGTGTTATTCTTTAGTATCTCGTTTAGCTTATCATTAATATTAGCTAGATGCTCAGGTGTACGCTCACCTTCATTAAGATCATAATTGACCACGTTTCCATCCGCGTCTGTAATTGGACTAGATAATCGCTTATTCCACAACTTTAAGCCTTCTGGTGTTAAATGCTCCTTTATCTCGTTATACCCGTTAACCAGGTTTTCACGCGCATTTTTAATATCGCCTATACGGTTCTTGACATCATTGGCTTTCTGCATTACACGGAAACGCCATTGGTTGTAGTCACCACGTCTTGTACTATGTGGTGGATTCATTGCCAGGTTTCTGAAATCTTCATATTCTTTTTGAACCGCTGGCCTATCCCTTGGATCAACTTTACCCAGGTCAACCTCTTTTAATAACTCAAGGTTTTTGTCATACGCTTCCTTCCTTTCAGCCCACACCTGGTTCATATATTGCTGAAATATATTCTCGCCTTCAGGGGTTGCAGGAGTATTTGGTGCGTATCCGCCAGTTGTTACACCATTCTTTATAAAATCAATCATAGATTTATCCCTTTGCTGTTTGATTATTAAGGAAGTAGCTTTGAGCCAGATTACCAAGACTACTTACACCGGAGTTTACAGAAGCATTTCCTTGCCCTCTTAATTGAGAGATAATGTTCTGTTCTTGTGCGTATTTGTCAGCCTTATTGTACTGGAATGCCTTATCTGCATAATCAGCAGCCTGACTATTAGCACTATATAAATTCTGCAAATTTTGTCTTTTTACAGCATCGTCCTGCGCGTTCAGATTCATGTCGGCAGCATTGCTCTGAGCAACGATATTGCCAACACCCGCAAGACTGTTTCTTTGAGTACTCAATGTATTTAAACCCGCAGCCTCGTTTGTGTTAATGTTGTTCAACTGGTTATTGTATTCAGTTGCACTCATTCCGTTTTGCGCGGCATTACGAGCAAGTTCCTGATTTTGAGCAATTTCACCAGGAGCGGTGTATATTGGTCGCACAGATTGTTTGGCAAGACGATTTGCCTTAGCCTTAGAAAAAATACCAGACGCTATGTTGTAAAGTCCACCAATCGTCCCACTTATCAATCCACCTAACATGATATAAATATACTTAAAAAGTTTGTAATATTTGAATTAATTAATTAATATTTTACATATCCAAGGAAGATTCCCTTGATCGATACATATTGATTATTGTTGTTAATAGAGAGGGAAACAGTGAATGTTTTTCCACGCATCGGTAGGCCGTCATAGATCCCACCATCACTATTCATATCCATCAGTATAGGCGCATAAAATACACCATCAATAGAGTTCTTTACAAGACCCATTGCGTAGTCTGTTGACACCTCAATGTCAAACATGTTATCCGGTATTGAAGTAGCGCAACCCGTGTCACTGGTGATATTGGTAACAGATACAAGACTATCGGAAAACAACCTAATAAACCTTGCTACCTTTGAATATTCATAGTCGCCATTGAAAATAACATCAATCGTTGTATTATATGATTGACCATACCAACTGTTTACTCCGGTCTCATTATGAATCCATGCCTTACCATTCTTAAAGCTGTAATATTTTGAACCAATAAATTCCATACATTCTGGATAATACGTATAGAATGTTGAGAATCCATTGTTCTTTTCGGAATATGCTATCGTATACTGAGTTTGTCCAGCCAGGTTATCGAATGCTATAATTACCTCTTTATTATACGGGTCATACCCAAGCCTAATTGAATTTGAAACACTCTTGTAATGGCTACAGTTATCCTTCATCCATTTAGACATTCCGACCTCAAGGCTAACATCATCCCATCCGTCTAAACCAAGTCTTAAAAAGCATCCCTTATTAACATCAACCGCATAGGTGTAAAATCCGGTATCAATGATTGCTGCACTATTGCTGCCAATACCATATCTACCAGTATATCTAACTCCGTCATTTAATAAAGCAGAGCTTAATCCAAGCTGCATTACACCATCTGCTAATGAAACAATAGACTGGTTAATAGGTATTCTCTCGCTATCAAACTCATGAATGGCCTGGATATATGCACCCTTATTTATCAGATGCATAAATGCACCCATAGTAATATCGTAATCCTTGCTGTATCCCGGATAAACCCTGTTTAAACCGTTGATATTAGTTTGTGGTATAAATGGGTCCGTGTGAACAAGTGTAGCCTTTCTCCTAACCTGGCGATATGAAGCATCCTCTATAGTTGGCGTACCAAGTGAAGTGTATGCGCTCCTATACCAGTCAGATGAATTAAAATCCTCAACTGTCATTGGTGTTGGATTAGCATCATTTTCAACCAATGGCATCAACCTTGGTTTCATAAAACAATCAATTCCACTTATTTTCCCTATTGCTGGCTGAGAGCTTGTTTGTGATTGTACAGGCCCCATGTGAGCCCTTGAAGCCGTACCTGGATTAGATATGGGATATACTTCTCCAATATGATAAAACACATCGTCTGCCTCGGATAGTTTCTTTGGACTATACGCTTCGAATAATATTGATTGATTAAATGTAGATACAGTCCCAGTACCTGCTGTAAAACCACTTGTATCAAATCCGTCCGGAAGGCGTATGGTTAATACCCGCTCTGTGGTGCTTCCATTGGTAACGGTTGTGTCCTCAAGTATTTCCGTGTCATAATAAGAAGAATATACCGTAGTAGTCGATCCAACTTTCGCCAAGAACCTAAACCTGTCATTGACAGCATAGTTGTAATTAACAAAGTTTACACCATTTGCCTTATATTGCTGATTCATATTCTCAATATAAACAGTTATAAGCTTCGGCTTTGTTGTGTCTATAGTCATCTTTGACGACACGCCGTAATAAGTATTAAGGTGTGTAAGATTTTTTGTTGCAACAATAGCGTACCATTCAGCCCAACTTGGTGGTGTGCTATTTATTTGCCACTGTATACCCTGAAAAAGATTATTTAATGTATAGTAATCATCTGTATTTATGTAACCACCTGGGCTATACTGAACTGGACTTTTCCTGCCATAATGAGTACCATACACAACGCCAAGCTTATATGCAGAACCGGTTTTTATTGATTGTGCAGATATACTTATTGCTGCAGCGTGAGAAGATGGGGTAAATGTTATCGAGTTGATATATAACCCATTTCCAGTACCGCTCATAGTGTTGGTATTGTTACCGGTAATTGTATAAGCGCCATCCGTAATTGACGTTGTATTTATACAATACATTAAAGAATCGTTAATAACCCTGTGTGCAAAATCATGAAATGTCTCTGTGCTACCACAAGTAAGGGTGTCGTCCTGTAGGGGTGTGTCTGTATATCCACCAGACCCATAATGCCTTCCGCTAGTAACAATTCTTACGCTGTCACCGGGATAAACCGTACCCGATATACCAATAGAAATTGACCCGCCAAGTGAAGATGCAAATTGCTGTAGGCTTATACCAAAGTTGGATGTTGTAGTTGGTAAACTTTCGGTATAGATTGATGTTGTCATATCAACACCCTCCTGATTATAACCGTTCATTGTGTCGCCAAAAACAAGAGACCCATCATTAACATATTCAACACACCCCGCTGTTCTTGGAACATAATCCTGGTCAAGATTTGATACCTCTGAAACAGCAACCGGAACATAGCTTTCATTATTCAAGAAGCTTAAGCTGTATGAGGTATTATCCCCAAGACCCAACTTGTGCTTATCGATATATCTCAGTTTATAGTAGTTATTTGGCGAGTTTATCATTCGCCTAAATGCAACGTTAATTCCCTTAACCCCCCTGGCACCGGTATTTATGGTGAGTAATAAGCTATTATCCTTTAGTGATGTAAGATCGGATGTGGTGAGGTCTGACTGTGGTATCTGAACCTTTGATGTTACGCTCCACGCGCTCTGTTGGTTATCATCATAAACGTATGAGTAAATGAATTGATATAAGTCACCCCTTAAGTTATTAAACGGTATTGTTGGGTCATCTTGATAGGCTGCCTGTACTGGAATAAGTGGAGGAGCCTTTATCAAAACAGTTTCGTCAAACTGAACCAAATCTCGGTATGACCATATTACATCTGTATAGGTACCATCAGTAATAGAACCATTTACAACTAAAGAACCGGCACTTGATGATTTTACAGGTACCCATATGCCACCGATATTTATATAACGAAGCGTATCACTCTGTTTTATATCAGGGTGTGATAACGTGCATATGCCACCACTATTAACAACGGTTGAGTTACCAGCGAATTTATATCGCCTGGACTTACCTATATTGAAATAACGTATTTCAGTACTGGTATCAGTCCATACTAAAACCTTAGATATTTTATTACCGTACTCATCTATATCCCCACCGTCAACTAATTTTAGTGACGATATTTCTGTTGTGGCAGAAAAGTTGAGTATATCTGTGGCAGAATCAGTATTATTTAAGAAGATAACAGTAGACTGGTCTGTGGCTGAATCAAGCTCTACAATAGCATCTGCATTACCATCATTGTAAACCAGAAAATAAATTAATCCATCTTCATGGTCTTTAACACTTTTCAATACCTTATTTACCCCACTTGGAGCAGCCCAATTAGACAGAGTGTTACCACCGGATGTTGAAACAACGCCCTTTAGTTTACCATTTCTTAAATTAAATACATTTGGCGGGTAGCAATTAGATGGAATAGATGAGTCATCAAAGTCGCTAACCATCTTCCCGCCCGCAATAGTCTTAAATTCCATATTAGTGCTTAAGTGCCAATTTTATTGTTTTCCGTGTGACATCATTTGCCTCACTTAATCTGAAAGGATTTACCCTGGACTTACCCTTTCTTTTCTGTTTTATCCATTCGTTTTGAGCAGATGTCTTTTCGTACATCGGTATATTCTTTATCCTCTGAATCGACTTCCAGTATACATATGCTTTAACAGCTTCCTCAAGACGCTCATCCACAAAGAAGTCACCATCATCATCTATCTGGTTAGACAAGTATTCAACCACGATCTCTGAGTATGTACAACCTTGATCAAGACAGAATAACATATTTTCATCATCTGCCCTGAAATAACCTATATCAGCATTTGAACCCGCACCAAATAAATTGTACGTTATTCCATCAAGATTATAATTCCTGTACATGTTATAGATGGAATAGTCGTCTGGATCGGCAGGTACAGATATACTGCGACTACCAAGTGAATCATATAGATTCATATCCTTATTCCTCACAAGTGTTGCAATCTCGCCGCGATCATTTGGTACACCAATTTTTATATAGTTGATATAGTCCTGTGGATAGTCTACTGTTTTATTTGAATTAACATCAATAACCGTAGTCCTTATCCGACCTTTAACATCAAGATTTAACTCCCTCAGTGCATCAACACCCAGGTCAAATAACCTTCTGCGATGGTGCAAAGACGTATCCATCTCGTTTAATAGAGATGCTATTACTTCATCTAACTTAACTTTAGCCATTTCTAAACCGTATCTATCCCGTCTGTATTCTCACTCTCAGGCTTCTGGCCTTGCATGCTATAAACCTTAAGCACGTATTCAATTATCTTAGCTTCAACATCCGCTCCGATATATAAAATCTCATCAAGTCCACCAATTGGCACACACACCATTGTAGCATCCACATTGTCAGCCACACGCGCCCCACCGGTCACTTTATAAATAATCTTATTCCCCTCCTGGAAGAACATGATCCTTCGCTTCACATTATTTCGCGTAAGTCCGCTAACTACATCCAAGTCTTTTCTTTGTATCGGATCGTAGCTGTTTTCGTAGCTTCCGGATGGACGTACACTTACCAACCCGCGACCACGAGGAAGCGCAATTGGTATATTTGGCAATACAGACGAATAATTGCCGTTAGTATCAGCAGTAACAGCGATGTTGCCGAATGTGATGTTATAGGTGTCATCCGAATAAATAAGTCCATCAAGGTTTGAATTATCGAAGGTGTCGCCTTTAATTACGTATCCTAACCCTTGTCTTATATGTATTGCTATCTCTGGCCTGGTAGGGAACCTACGGTCACCCGAAATTATCGCCTTAAGTAATCTTTCTATCTGCTCGCAAAGCAATCCAACCTTCACCATTATTTCACCTCCATTTTAAGCTTGTCGGCATAACCAACTACTTGATCGTTACTTAGATTTATACCTAGGTGATAAAGAACTTTTGCGCACAGAGCCATAAACGCAGTTGGTTTCCACTCAAAGTTTACGCTTGTTCCAGAATTAAATGTTATTCCGCCACCTGTTACCGTATAGTCATACTTTGGTGTAACCGGCATTCGTAGGTAATAGGCCTTTACTGATGTGATGGTGTTTGGATATATTTCCCAGGCGCCACCGACATTTGTGTAAATCGGGTTTACATCAGCTTGTGGATAGTCAATCTCGCTGATTAAATAATCGGCCAGATCTCCTTTCTTAACCCAACTCAGAGGAACGTTATTATCAGCGTTTCTTATAGCAAGTGTCTGTATGAGGTCAGCAGGTATTGTAGCTATCCCAGAGGCTACAGCTATAATATCAGCAACAACAAAAGGATCTAACTCATCTGATAAGGTCTGGTTTTCCTCCATCCCAATTACAGGTACAGGCCTTCCGGGCTGATAGCTAGAAAATCTACCACCCCTCAACTCATCGAACAATTCAATATTTGCCGCCTTTATAGCGTTATTAAAACCCTTTGGAGTAAATGCGCCATTTAGGTTTTTATTAACCACGAAAGAGACAAATGAAAACACTTCATCAACAGCAATCATACACAAATATATTACAAAAAAGTTTTAATATTACAAAACTTTATGACACAAAAAAAGGGAGTTGTTCAGGCTCCCTCTCCAAAAGATGTTCGGTCTTTTTTCTTAGTATTCAACAAAGGTACAAACTATATCAATTTCTTCAAAGCTTCGTAAAACGCCTTACCTTCATCAGTACCGGCGTAATCCGCAAGGAATGATTTTACATCTTTATCAGATGGAACCTCAACGATTTTCTTTTTTCCTTCATTCCAGATAGCGATACCACCCTCAACTCTGATCACACCTTTCGATAGACCATTTGAAACGTTATACTGTCTCTGGTTTTTAGGGTTATCAAAATATTTAAGGAAGTAATCTGGACGAATCCTGGCAACTTCAATAAACTCAACCCTTACATACTCTGGGTCCTGGTCAATATTAATACCAAGTACATGTGCGAATGGGAACATTTCCTCATCCTTGCAGGTTGTAGCCAAAGTCTCAGCCTTATTAGCCAATGCAAGCTTTTCACGTTTGGCCTTAATATCAGCCAATGGCTTAAGCTCCCTAAACACAGCCGGTTTTCTATTGGGCATGCGTTTTTCTTTATCTTTATTCTGATCTGTTAAGCGAAGGAATTGAATCTTCAAATCCTCTGCACCAACAGTACACTCTAATTTTCTCTTGAAAAATATCAGATTAACAAGCGGAAGGTCAAGCTCATACGGCTGCATCTCATCCATAAAAATAGTTGATGCTCCATGAGCCAATCTAATTTTCCTTACCTTACCTGTTTCTGGATCAATAATGGTATCGGTTGATAACATCTTGTGTGACTGCTCGTTTTTGTCGAGCGTTTCAAATATGATTTTGGTTGGCGCATATTTATCTTCTGCCTGCTCCTTGGCTTTTTCTTTCTTTTCGAATGCCATTGTTTATTTATTTAATATTTAAATTAAGAAAGGGGGTAGGATTTCGGTTCCACCCCCAGTCTTTTATTACTACGCTGCGTATACTTTAATGAAACGCTGCTCATTAAATACCTGCAAGCCTTTGTAAGCTAACATGGTTAATTGAAGCTCGGCTTTAGTACCATTGCGTTTCTTAGAAAGCAATCCGTTCTCAGCCATCAGAACTTCGCCAGAGCCATCTACGTTATGGAAACGTACGCTCAGTGAATCAACTTGTTCCTGTGTTTTAGCATCAACACCTTTATCCATTGGGATTAACCAACCAGTGTTGTTGTAGTAACCAGGTGCAACACCATAAACTGATGTTGAGTTCAACGCATCATATTTCTTGAAGTGGAATGATTGACCATTCACATCATATGACTTATAACCCATTTTCAGTGCCAGTTCAGAGTCGCCGCTAAACGAACCGTAAACAACACCACCACCCTGTAATGCAGGTGAATTGAAGAATGCGTTATTGATATCAATACGCTGATTTGTATCGCACAACCACAGATACTCAGATGCACCACCTGCGATATCGGTAGCACGAGTAATATCATCAAACACCGACAGTCCAAATGAACCGGTAGCGTAAGATACTTTTTGACCGCCGGTATCAATAGTTTTCATCAATCCTTGAGTACCAACCGAACCAGATGTAATAACACCATTGGTTACTTTCTGGCCGAATACCAATGCCCAGTCTTCCTGGTTATGGAACCTGCGGTTAACAACGTCCATTGCCAGATATTTATAACCCTTACCGCCATCAATTTCAATTTCCAACTCCTCAAGCAATGCGCGGTCGGTGGTTGCGAAATCTTCACGAATTTCAGTGGTTGAACCAGTGATCTTCTCGATGTCGATATTCAGGGTATCCATTTTGTCGGATGCCTCACCTGCATAGATATTACCACGCAGTAACAACTCGTCGGTTGTGGTAGGGTGGAAATCTGCTAAGATGTCAATCGGAACAATGGTAAACTTATGCGCAGAGTTAACTGACTTGTCAACAGATATAATCTGTCCCTGGATCGCAGAAGCGTTAATTTCCAGAACCTCACCAACACGTAGAGGCGAAGCTGTACCACCTTGTGTATGGTATGCTGCAGCCAGTGTTAACTGAACAGCGTTACCAGCACCTGGATCTGCCACGTTAGCAGCAATCTGAATTGCCTGATGTAAACGGCCTTTAGAACGCCAGTGGTAGAAGTCCCTGTTTGGGGTTTCTGATTTCTTACCCATGATCTCCATGTCAAGCACGAAGTTTTGGGAACCGTATTTTTCAATGTACTTAGGATATACCTCACGGTGAAGGATACCATAGTCAGAGATCAACTGTCTCTTAATTTCACCTGCGCCCTGATCCGAGCTTGAGGTGTAGGAAGGTGTGTACGCCATTTTCTATTTCACTAAATCTTTTTCTCAATATGAGAGTAATGCCATTTGGCATAATTAACTCAAAAAATTACCTGTTTCTCCCATTACTCAGGAACGCTAACGCAGCATTTGTGCGTTGATTAACCTGGTCGTGGGTACTTGAAGTAGAACTTGTAGTACTAACATCAAGATTTTTATCGCCCTTAATCTGTCCAAGCTTTCCCTTAGCATGCCCTTGCGCAAAGGCAGCTTTTAGCAACTTGTCCTTATTATCCAACCAGAAACGATCTGACATTAATTTCTTCAAATCAACTTCGTTATCCTTAACGTAGCGTGTTTGAAAGTCGTTGTTAATGTCGTATGCATCTACGATTGTTTTAAGGGCTTGCTTATCGGTATCGGTTATCGTTATTGGAAAATCAAAAGTCTCCTTGCTTCCGTCTTTACCAACTTCTATTTTGATAACCTCACCGGTTAAACCATTCACACTATTTTCAACGTGACCCTTCCAGTACTTAGCAAACTCAGCTTGCTGTTCCGGGGTTGGCTCATTACTTGTCTGTGTTTGCGCTGTTTCGCCTTTACTGATCTCAGGGAATTTGATTTCACCCTTCTTGCCGTTAAAGTACGTTCTAGCCGCGTCTCCGTCATCAAGTAATTCTCTCTGGTATTTTAGCTTATCAAACTGACTTATCTCGTCGTCCTCAAGCCCAATACCATATTTTTCAGCCATATGAGCATCAATCATTTCGTCACTCCACCTTGGCTTATCTGCCTTCAGTTTCTGACGAACAAGGTCGATATCCGTCATCTGATCATAATCAGTCGTGATAGCGTCCAGGATGCCCTTTAACGTTGAATAATCTTTGTTTTTAATACTGTCAAATATTGACCGCTCTGTGTCACCTAGTTCAGCAAACGGATCAACATATACAGTTTCTTTTACTGGTTCAGTCGATGTGCTTACATCAGGTGTAGTTTCTGCGGTCTCAGTACTTACGGCTTCCGAACTCGCTCCTTCGCCAGTACTACCCTCATCGGTAGTTGTATTTTCAGTGCCTTCTGGTATTACGGTTTCCTCAGTTGTTGTTGCGTCCACCGGAGCAGCTTCACTCGCTGCACTACCCACACTTGTAAAACCCATTAGGTCATTCATACTTTGTTTATCCTTTTATTGTTTGTGATATTACAAATTTACTAATAATAATATTTCGTTTTTCAAAACTTTTTTTCACTTTTTTTTAAGCTGCCTGCTGCATTTGGCTTTGATCATTCTGATCACCTTGTGGCTGAGCCTGTTGCTGTTGGGCTTGTTGCTGTAACGCGCCTAACATTTGCTGCATCTGAGCAGCATCAAGAGCCTCTGATGGTTGAATAATCTGATTTAGGTAAACATCAACGATTGGTGCAAGGAACGGAGGGATATTTCTACCGGTATTTACACAGTCAGAAATAATCTTCTGTATAAACTCAAAGTTTGATTTGAGCAATTGGGCTTCACCTTTAGTTTCTTCAATAACCTGTCCGGCTTGAACCTTTATCTGATCAGCTTGCTGTCTTGCTTGTGCAACTTGTACACCTGCTGTAGCCTGGATGTTCGCATTCTGCTGTGACTTAGCATTCGCGTCCTCAAGGTCTGCCTTACGTTTCTTCTCACGGGCAACCTCAAGATATAGGTTTGCCAATTTGTAGTTGCGTATATTCCTTATTTCCCTTGCGTCTTTAAGGTCGATAATACCATTATTCAAAGCAAGTTGAATATCGCTTTCAATAAGCTGCTTTTCTTCGTCACTTGCGATAGCTTCTAACACCAGGTTAAAATCAACCTCTAACAGATCATCCTTGTTATCTTTAATGTAGTTGGCATTATCCTTACCAATGATACTGGTGTAGTACTCATTATCCATGATAACAACCTGATCCCAAAAGCGAATACCACAAACTCCTGCGGTACGCTCTATGATACTTTGATATGCATCATAAATGTAGGCAATGGCATTATTAGACGCCTTTACTTGAGATTCTACAACTCGTGCCCCGACCCTTGGATTAATCGACGAACCATCTACATATTCATTAAGTCCTATGTATTCACGTAGTCGCTCTGAATGAAACTCCCATGTTTTAATCAAAGCACTAATGTTGTTCATTATATCCTGAACGAGCGGTGTAATTGGTGCCTCAACACGCCTGTCACCCTCAGTGCTTTCAGAACGGTAATATAAGTTACCAGTCTGGTCAAATACTTCCTGTATCTCAAGTGGATTTAAAGAGCCACCCAATCCCAGGTCGATATCCTCAAGTGCTGTGATATTTATCGCTATACCTGCAGGTCTGGCCTTCGCTATAACCTGTTGTATTTTCAGGTAAACCATGTCCATCTGGCGTATGATTGGCACAGCCATCTCGATCATGGATTTATTTCTCATGTCGATATTGCCGTACATGTATATAGAGTATGGAAGCAAAACCTCTCCACGGTTTGAATTTGGTTTAGCCATATTCTTACCAATGCCATAATCCATTACAAAACCAGTACCTACAATGTAATACCCTTCATAAATAACCTGGTCATAAGCAGTAATATTCTTTTTGGTGTCAGTCTCATTAACCGGGTCACTAACACGGTCAACAGATTCCTTTCCGGTAGCAGACGTTCTCTTTACGTAATTCTTTTCAATACTGGTTTTATAGCAGAAGTTAAGAACCATCGCTGAGAAGTCATCATACTGACGCATACCAAAACGATCAACATCAGGCGACAGATAGTCATTAGGATTACCGTATTTGCCCCTGGCCTGGTTAGCTATATCATAAAGCTGCTGCTCTTGTATTTTACCACCCCAACGCTGTCTTATTTCCGATATCTTCATCGGGATATACTCTCCAACCCACCACACGTCCTTAAAGTCATTGCGTGAACTATATGAGTATATTAGGTTAGCCATGTTGCAGTGACGGTATTTGATCTTACCGTTAGCATCCATATACGCTTTAGTGGCGGCTACACCACGAACACACAGGTCCCACAATAGCATACGCTTTGTTTCGTCCCTGTCGTTATTGTTAAATATTACGTCTAATGCGGTTTCCAGGATAATTTCTTCCCTGGTTCTATACATTACGGTTTTATAAAGATCAAGTTCCGAATCTGTTTCAGGAGTAAAGGCGTTTTCATCCTCCATCGGGAATCCTGCAGCCTGGGAAATGTCACCAATCTGATCCTTAAAATTCATCCTAAATTTGGCGCTCTTAACTTCCTCATCTTTTCGCGTGAGCGAACCCAGGTCAATACCAGTAGCCCGTATTTCCTCATCGATACCCATGTATTTACTCACTACGGTATCGATTAATTTCTTAGCTATTGGAGACGGCGTGTAGTCCAGGTACACAAATGGCTTCTTACCATCAATGTTCATCCAGTCAAGATATGGCTGAATAGGTTGGTCGCCCCTGGCAAAGTCGGTACATATCTTAAACCGCTTATTGCGTTCAACAAAATACTGGTTCTTACTTACCCGCTCTATAGCCTTTGCAAAAGCCAAAGCATATTCAGTTGAATCTTTGACCTTCTTTGGCGCAAATGGGTTCGGAAAACCCTTCATGTTATTTTTATTATCCATCACTATATCCGTCTCACTCGATTACATACAAATATAATTACAAATATATTTGTAATATTAAAACTTTTTATTACAAACCATTTCGAATTGCGAAGCTCTTAAGAAACTTCTTGGTCACTTGCTTTACCGGTTGCTTCTTATTTGTCAAATACTCCAACACACCAAGTAGTGCCATACCAAACGACACCGTATCATCATATGGGGTTCGATCAAGAGGATCGTAAACAAGCATATCCTCTATAAGCTCTACAAAGTCGATCTTATGGCCGTGGTTAACAACATACTCTACAAGCGCCCTTAAGTGCCTTGAGTTTGTAAACCCATCCTTAGAAGGAGTACCAAATGTTTTTTTCTGCTTTCTGGCGACTGGTGACAGCGTTACCTTTGGTCGTTCCATCAGATAACCAAGCATGCCATCGGCTTCAAAGTCCTCTACAAAGTCGTCGTAGTTGTTTTCTATATTGATCTTACACCCATAGTACTCGCACATTAGCATCAGGTCGTAGTTCATTAACGACTTTAATGGTTGACGAGCGTAGTATCTGCAAACTGGTTTCCCGCTATTGTCTGGATCTCTATCTGTAAATGTTCGTATCACATAGGCTGCGGCCATAGAGCCTTTCCCTGTTACGATTGTGTGTGCGAAAGGGTCGGCCCCGGCTACAAAGTCAATTGTGTTTGTTGGTTTCTTAACCCCCTTAACCAGTTCATACTTATTGGATTCTAAATCGGTATCAAAATCCCAACTGATCCACCACCTACCATTATCAGGGGCATCACGCCACTTAACCCTACCAGTTTCAGTATCACGGTAAAAATTTACCCGTCTTGCTTTTGGCCTAGTTAAAAGTTGTTCGCGCCTATCGTACAATATTGTTTGATCAAAGACACACTCCGTATTTGTGGATTGGAAAGCCTCTGTGATCGTTAGTGGGTATTTACGCATCTCTGATTTAAGGTCTTCCCCTTCTAGGACGGATCGCTTCTCCATTAGAAACTCCCGCATTAGTTTGCGATTGGAGTATCCATATTTATCAATGAAGCTTTCACCAGTCTTGGGGTGCGCTCCTTTTAATCCGTAATCTGCGGGCTTAAAATACCGCATCATACCTGTCTTTGTTCTACCCAGTGGGTCTAGTTTAGAAGGGTCAGAGCCGTCCCATATTTCCTTACATGCTGCGCCCCCACCGGCTTCCATTTCCTCGACCGTTGATGTTTGTAGTTCTTTACCAACGATCCTCGCACCGTTCATTAGACACTCCTTAACAACCTTTGCCCTGTCGGCGACATTTACCCTGGTTGTCTTACCGATCTCGTCTCCTATGTAGCGAAATACCTTCAAACCGTCAGCAGCAACTTCTACCGCTGGAAGAAAGTCTATATAGCTATTAAGTGCCGGTTCGTAATACTTTGATTTATCCTTTGTATTCTTTTTTGAAGGCTCGAAAAATCTTAGTGCTGATTTTGGTAGGGATAGACCCTCATCCGTTGGTTTAAAGAATGGTGGGAGTCTGCGCCATGAGTTTATCATCTTGGAGAATACAACCCCGGCATCCTTATCTGTTTTTGACTGGATTGTACCGACGCTTTCTTCTTCCATTGATATACCATTATACAGGATACAGGTAGCTTTATATGTCTTACCTTCTCGACGGTCGGCAATGTAGATCAACCCCGTAGAGTTGTCGTCATTCTCAGCCTTATCCCATAAATAAAAGAAGTCCCTGTCGCTATCAACGAAGTGCGGGTATAAACCATCAAGCCACCAGTGACCAACATAGAAATAGTTAGTCCCGGTTAGGTACTCGATGTTACCGTTATTAAAAAACCAGTATCCGTTTATTCTGCGTTCCCACTCACGCTTAGCTATGGCTGTTTGGTCAGCCTTTGGTAGCGAATCGAATCGCTGTGGTATATCAGGCCGCCTCCACATTTGATTGTGTTGAACCATGCCATAATTATCTATCTTCTTAAGATTTGGTGGGTCTGGTAGGTATATGGTATACTCACCAATCTGCCGCTCCTGGTTGAAATTGTTATACTTTGGAAGATGCATTTTTCTTACCCCTTAATCCTTTCACAAATCCCTCTACGCTTCCTTCTTCTGGCTCCGGCTCTTTGGTGTCCGGATTCAGTTTACTTTCCAGGTAAAAAATATTCTCAACGATCTTCCTGCTATCGGTACTCAGCTTAACAACACGGTCAAATACCTTGTCATCCTTATCGGATATATCGGTTATGAATGTTGTATCAAGTACTTTAGAAATACAATCTAACTGTCCTTTTAATGACAGGTATAACCTACCTACTGAGTCGGACTGCATCTTAAATACAGCTTCCTCAAGGTCTACAATGTAATTACTTAATACAGGATCAAGTTTCTCTACGTTTAATTCCTTCGGTCTCTTTATCATCCTCAACTAAATATTCTTTCACCTTCACGTTTAGATTCCGAACCAATCTTTCTCCCTCTGGGGTCACCGCGAAGTATATCCACTTTTTCATATCTGGATTAACTCGCATTAACAGCCCTTTGGCTATCATCGCCTCTACTGTCTGTGAGTACCACGTGCCGGTATTTCTACCAACATGTAGGTCTTTTTTCCTCACCGATCTAAAATTCGATGCATACAACAAAATACCCAACTGTCTCAAAGGCAACTTATGCTCAGTGCAAAAGTCAGAAATGGTTAGTAGCACCTTAGATAAGTCGGATATTTTGGTGTTAAATGATGACTTTACTTTGTCATCGATATATTGTTTTGCGTAAGCTTTTGCCAATGCAACCTTACGACCCTCTGGGAAATTCTCAGTCTTGGTTTTCTGCTTAGTGACAACCTTAACCCTCACATCTGTAGAGGATATTTTCTTTTCAAGCGATGCCACCTTCTTTTCAAGGTTTGCCTTTACTTGTGATAGGTCAGCAACCATCTGCTTTAACTCTTTACTACTCTTGCCCCTTGTATTCATGTAAACATTCTACTGGCATTCCAGGCAGTTCACAAAGCTCTCCACTCCAAATACCTTCAACAATAGCCACATCATGAGCAATTTCAATCACTACTCCGTGATGCCAAACTTCTTTGTAAGGGTAGTCATTAAGTCCTGTTTGTTGCAAGACTCTGTATGAAATTCTATCCCCTGGTTTAAAATCTGTTGCCATATGTTTCTTATAGAATATTCCAATCCTCGGCAATCATATCTGTCTGAGACGCTAACCACCCGTTCACAATTGTGCCGTCAGCGGCTTTCATACACAGATATGGAGTAAATGTAACCACCACATCAGCGGGTGACAGACCAGCCTTTTCTTCATTCGCCGTATGTGAGAAATGACCAATATAGTATGCTTTCAGACTTTCAGGAAGTGACTTTACCTTGTTGATAATAAAATCACAAGACAACTCATCACCTGGACGCATAAAGACAAACATACCTTTACCATTCCAACCTTCTCTGGCGATCAACGCCCCACCTTTTGCAGCCTCTAATGCTGCGCTAAACGATAACTTCATATTATTTTAATTTTCAATTGCTATTATTTCTTTATCCCTTATCCGGTACAGCCTGCGTCCATCAGGTAATTCGATGTCATAATGCGTATTGGGTTTATGATACACAACCTGGCCTACATCGACAGTATCAATGTATGGTGGCTTGTATGCGACGCGACTTTTATTTTGAAGCTCTATAGTTCCACCATTAAAGATTATTGTTCCATTCGGAAAGCGGATATTAACATCCTTCTTAAGAATCTCAGTCAATAAGAACTGGTTGACAGGAACAATCTCATGCGAGTCAAGATCATACTTGAAATAGATGTTACTGTAGTTTACTTTGTAGTAAACCTGTCCATCAACCCAAACCTCATTCCACTCACTGAATGTATGGAAGTGAAAAAACACATAATCCCCTTCTTCCAGGATCATTGGACTACCGTTAACCTCTTTGGTTCGCGGAGTTGCAAAAACCCAACCAGAGTCAGGATTACTATACCTTTTGTTAAAATCCTCACGATATTGCTTTTCAACCTGAATGGATTGCCCATTACTAAATGTGTGTGTATTGTGACGTTCGAAATCGATCTTCACCAATACGTATGGTGATGACGTCCTCATTATAATACCAGTGCTATCTCTGCTTCGCGTAAAAGAACATAGTCCTTACCATCTTCCACCAGTTTCAAGCCCTGACCCTCGTGATACAGGATTGTTTCACCTTCTGAAATTTCCTTAACGTCCTTACCGACCTGCAGAACACTGCCACGCAGTGTATTGTCAAGCGCACCTACTAAAACTAATTCACCACGCTTCTCATCCCTTTTGATAGGCTCAATCAACAAATTATCCCTTATTGGTCTCATTACTTTTTATTTAAAATATTCTTTGTATTCAATTATAAAATCCCGAACCTCTTTCTGATTCTTAAGTATCACTATCTTCGGCTCTGTGCCACCATTCAACTTGCAGTGCCTCCACAGGAATATCTTTAGTCTTACCGGAAACGATTCATTAGCCCTGCCCTTTGTCTCGACTATAGTATTGATTGATGGCAGATAAAAGTCAGGTGTCCACACCATGTTTTGAATCTTCTTACCCTGGTACTTAAACTCAGGCAGAATCTCATATTTTGGTTTTATCACAAACTCAAACCCTGCAATGGTCATGCACTTATAGCAATAACCTTCAAGGATGCTATCAAACTCAATTCCATCAAGAGTAGTCTTGGTACTTTTGATCTTGCGCTTATCCTTCTTAACCTTGGCCACCACACTCATAAGTCACAGACACTGGTTGACGTTGGAATGATTGCCAGATGAACTTTGGACCCCAACCCATTTTATCCTCCACATACACATCGTACTTATCAATGCCAAATGCTTTCAAATAATCAATATCTTGAAGTATATCAGTTACAACCAGATGCTTATTAGCTATCTTATGCTCATGCCCAACATTTATTAACTTCCCTGTGAATATGTCGCCCACACGTATAGAGCGTATCTTATCTTTCACTTTACTTCCCTCACACTATTCTATGTATGCCAATCAGCATATTTTATCGCAAAGGTTGATAGATTCGAACTACCGATGTCGGTTTTGGAGACCGATGCCTTACCACTTGGCTAAACCCTTGTTTGTGTTGCGGGAGGTAGACTCGAACTACCGACCTTCGGGTTATGAGCCCGACAAGCTACCAACTGCTCTACCCCGCAATATTTTATTCTACTGGCGTATATGTCTGTTCGAATATATCTGGCTTACAAGGGTAGAACTCCCCCTGAATACCCTTAATGATAAAATCTCCAACCGTTGCAATATGACCACCTTCCAATGTTTTTATATATGCATGAGATTGGTTATCTCCACCACACAATGGGCACATTCTGTAATCACATTTATGATACTCTATAATGCCAAATGGATTATTAGTGCCATCGTACTGTTCCGCGTAAATAACTACCGGTTTCTTTTGATACCTAGCCATTATTTCATCCCCGCATTAGCTGTCCTTGGAAAAGACCTGTTAGCTGAAGGAGACTTTACTCGCAGGTTACCGGCTGTATTAGTCCCACCCTTTGCAATAGGTTTTTTGTGATCCACATCCTTGCCTTTAATAGCTGCGGCACCTACCTTCTTCTTAACCTCAGCCCTGGCTGCATTGCGCTGTGCGCGTTTCTTAATCTGTTCCGGCTTACTATGGTACTTAGCGTACTCGTCTTTATAATCCCTAACTTTACGTGGCATATTTCCTAACCTATCTAAACCCCAATCCTTTGCTATACCTTGAGTAATACCTTTGATCGTCGCGTTGCTGTTGCAACCTATATATTACAGCGTTAACAGAATCAAATCCGACTGGACAACATGCAACTGTAATCCATTGGTATCCGAACAACCTGGTCTTAACCCTGTACTGCAAGCACCACCAGTTTCCCATCAAGTGCCTATCAACGGTCAATCTTTTTCTTGAGTTGATATATTCCATGCCGTTCCTCTATCCTTTTAATTTTCAAGTAGTTTTTTATCATTTTGTGAAATGCAGCTATCTGATGTAAATCATTTATTGTACATCCCTTAAAATATCCATTACTAACCAACTGCTCATCCATTACGTAAATATAACAAATAATTTTGTAATATGCAAATTATTTAATTACTTCATCGAGATATAATGAGAATAAGGTCATAGCCAATTCTCGATTCGCTATCTCCGAACGACCCAGTGTCATTGCAACCTCAAATCCAAGATCATCGCTGATTAACTTCACGCCACGCGGCACCCAGTTAACACTCTGGCCTCCTGGAAACTGTTTTGGAAACCGCTCCCATCTTACCGATCTCATGTAATGTTCTTTTATTTCTTTGATACTTTCCATGTTGTCCATTTATGTCAAGTAATCAGAACAGGATACTTGACAAGTAGTTTTTTTGCCTATACTGTGGTTGTAGACAGTATTCGTTCAACAGTTGAGCCGATATCTACTTAACCCAAGTATAGGCTTATTTAAATTTTGTTGCTAACAAAAAAATGTATACTAACAAAATAAATGTTAGCGTGCTAAAATTATGTTAGTGATAATATTTATGAGAAAGACAGAAAACAAGTCCCCCCTGGAAAAAAGATAAAAAGAAAAATATTATCACCCTGCACAAAACAGGCTTGACCTGATCCAATAACCTTGTGAGTTAAAGTTTAGCGTCAAGGGTCTATCGCCATGCCCTGTCCTATGACGTTACAAATATAACAAATAAAATTGTAATATTCAAACTTTCTTTTTCTTTTTTGGTTTCTCGGTTGATGCAACCAAGCTATTTTTGTAGTCGTTATAGTAACCGTTTATCTTATTGAATAGCCACTGTATCAAATAAGCATACGCTTCTTCTGTTTCCTCTGTAAACCAAAGCCCACGCTTGTGAGCCAATGTACGAGCCAGGTGAACACACTCATGCACGATAATGTCTGGTGTGGTTTTATTGACATCAAACAAAGCCCAGGTGCCGTATACCCTCTGCCCTGTGGTTTTATTCTTCCTGTCAATGCAGCACACGCATGCGCTCATATCACCACCAATCAGGTCTTTGGTACTTATGTTCTTTACCTTACACTGCTCACGTATTGACTGATTAATATCGTCAGTGAAAACAACGTCAATTAAATCCTGGTAAATGTGATCCTCTATGTGATAAACTTCTTCTGTCATACCTTGTTCTTGATTCGCGAACCGCGAACTGATTTAAAAAATAAACCCAGTTATCCTCGCGATCCCTGGGTTTTAGTACAAACTTAAACTATATGCAAAATGAAATACTTCCTACTTACTGCCCGCTATTAGCCTGTGACACCTGGTCACTTGACGATACATTGGTACCGGGAGACAACTGCTTACGTTTAGCTATAAGCATATTCACATTATCTGAGCTAGAATTTTTACCGGCCAGGTTTGGATTGTCACCAACACTTGCCATAGAACTTTTATTCAATGTTGCCACAGCCTTAGCTACATCAGCAGCATTCTGTTTAACCCCACCAACAATTACTGTTTTCTGATGCGGGTAACCCTTCGCTGTTATTGTGGTACCCTTTAAATTGCCACTATTTACGGTTTTACCACCGCCTCCACCACCACTATTTGCCATATTTCAAAAATTTAAATGTCAACTTCACTAACTACCGCGTTAAATATCTCGTGCTTGATAACTGTCTTTCTGTTGTAGATGTTATCTGTGTAAGCCTTTAAACATGACTTGCGTGTAGCCAACCTTACCTTGTCAGCAAGCTTACCAAGTAGACGGAAAAAGAAGTCATCATCCTGCCCCTCCAACACTCCTCTTTTCAACTCGCGCATCGTGTGACTTCTTATATATCCGTCTATTGTCATCAGTATCTAACCCGCCTTATCCTTTTATTCTAAAATTCCAATCTCGTTTGTCCCCTATGGGTGGGGTAGGGCTACATCTACTATTAACTAAGTCCTGGTAGCACCTACCACCAAATTCCTTCTTGGACTATATAAAGATAAGAAAATAGTTTGAATATTACAAATTATAGTTGATTTTTTTAGTAATATTTTATAAATTAACGCTGGCATGGAAAATCCTGTCTCAGAACCGTGTACCCCTCATTTCCCTAATCACAGTATAGGCGTATATGAAACAGATAACTATGCTCCTGGGCGAACGCATACCGCCGTGGGAATTTCAATCTGCAAACCGTGTACCCCATCTTTGAAAAGAAGTTCTAAATTGCTGATTATCAATTCATTCCGAAAAAGCTATTTACCAGATAAAGCCGATTTGTTTTAACCGTTT